TTATTTAGCTCCATTGTTTGGCATTTGTATAAAAGGAACCGTGCTGTTTGGAAGCATTGTTTCCGGGAGCTTGCCGTCCCATCTTTCCGCGGCAGTAAGGGAGACAAGCTGTTGATTTTCTCTTAGCGCTTCCCCTTTCGCTTTAATCGCTTGTGCTTCCGCTTCACCTTGTAATTTCACTTTTTCTGCTTCTGCACGAGCTTGAATGATTTGAGCATCAGCTTCTGCTTGAGCTTGTGTACGAATAATTTCCGCTTCTTTTTGGGCAATGGTTAATTGACGTTCTTTTGTTTGAATTTCAATATTTTTCTGCATGGATAATTCAATGCCTTTTTCATAAGCATCAGAATATTTAATCTCGGAAAGCTGTACGCTGTTTACACTGATAGGCTGACCTTCTAAGGCCTTTCTAATGTTATTTTGCAAGGTGTCGGACAGTCTGGCTCGCTCGGTAATGCTGGTTTGTACGGTAAATTGACCAAATGTTGTTTCAACTTGGGAACGTACACGCGGCTCAATAATTTGAGTTACCATATTTTCAATAGTGCGATAGCGATCGTAAACACCAATAGGATCCGTGACATTATAAGTTATGGTTAAAGCGGCATTTACTGATTGTTGATCTCGTGTATAAGCATTTAAACCGTGGCCCACTTCACCATCTTTACGGCGAGTACCAAATGACAATGATTGGTCGCGGGTAGAAATTGTAATAAGACTATCAACAACAGGAATTTTGAATCCCAAACCGGCGTCAACTACCCGAATGGTTTCGCCAAAACGGCGAATAACGCCTTTTTCACCGGCATCTACGGTAAAATAGGAATTTAACACCACGATAATAGCCATTGCTCCTAAAGCAACAAAACCGTATTTTTTTACAAATGCTTTTGAGTTTTCGACAGGGTTAGGTTTTAACATACTGATTCCTTAGTGAATAAATTGAAATAGAGTAGATTTTATTGTGCGAGTCTTATTCAATAACAGATTCGGTGTAAATAACTTGGATTATGCATTTTATATAAAAGAACCCCCGAATTTTCAGGGGTTTTTTATATGTTATGAGCGCAAATTATTCCCACTCAATTATCTCCTAGGGCCGCTTAATACCGTTCTGTGGCGGTTGAGTAGTCCAAGCTAGCCGCACGATACCGACAGAAGAACCGTCGTCAGAGACAGCTACCATTTACACAGTTCGCGCCCGGTGAGATTGTGGGAGAGAATCTCCTTCGCCGTTTCTGGCGATAGTATATCCGATTTTTCTATCAGAATCGGCGTAGCGACATCACAAAATGCAACTTTTTGCTTCGTTCCGTCATTTACGCAGCCAGTCACGCTCAAGAGCGCGGCGAGCGTCGTCAGGAGACATCTTAACTGTATCACGTTTCACCTTCTTTTTCACTTGCACTGTTTCACGTAGCACGTCACGTTCTTCGCGTACCCGGCGTGCCTCCGCCGCCTTTGACGCCGACCGATGCCCGAGACCGTAGGCCCCAAGCAGGATAGCCAGCACCGCGAGTATCATGTACCCGCGGCTTTTGACCCAGAGAATTACCCGAAGAATCATGTGATGACCCCGTCCTGATGTTTCTTAATCTGAGCATAGGCAATGTATGCAGCGAGGCCGATTGCCAGCACGCCTAGTACAATCTGCACAATAGACCCGCTCGAAATCTGTTCCTGTGCACCGGTCATCGCGTCTTGTACCTGCGGCAAGGCATCAGCAATCTGACCCGCACCAACAGCAGCAGATGTGGTTGCCCCGACAGCTTCTTTCGTTACCGGCACTCGTCCAACGCTTTTACCGGATTTAACAACCCCGGCGCGACGTAAACCTTCGTCGACGACAGAGTCATCATACCACGTATTATCGTTATTCAACGGGCCTGGTCCGTTTTCATGGCGGATGATACCGCAAACAATACCACGGATAGTGTCATAGTCGTGCATGTTAATGCGCGTGGTCGGTGTCATCTTCAAAAGTTTTGCCACCTGTTTTGCATACGCACCGGTGTCATTCTCGCTTGGTGGAGCCCAACGCTCGATGACCTCGCGAATAGTGTCAATCTTACTACCGTCTCTAGCTTTGCGTTTGTCGTAGTACGTAATCAGTAACACGGCAAGTGCACGAATACCGTAGACAGGCGATTCGAACTCAGCAAAGCGCCCGCTCTTAGGCCCTCTTTTCTTGAGCCCCTGCCACGGGCTACCCCACTCGATATTACCCGGGTTGTTGTTTCTAATGCCTAAAGGTTTTCTCATTCATTTTCTCCTGTTAATTATCTTTTGTCACTGGGAGTTCTGCCCCCGCCGCGGCGCCCTCCACGCTCAGTGGTAGCACTATTGTCGATGTCTACACTCGTACGGATGAGCAACTTACGTGTCTCACGCACACTGCTAATGCACTGGTCCAACGAGCGTGTCACTGCAACCGCGTATTCAACCACGTCAGGGTAGTCATCACCTTTTAGTTGAGGTTTAGCCGGTACAACAAGCTGCCCTAGTAATTGTGCATCGCGCTTTTGTGCCTTACTCGCTGTCGTGGCGTTCAGGTTCGTAGCTGTTTTCGGTGCGCAACTGGTTAAGAGTAGCGCGCAAAACCCCGCTGCTATCACAGCGTTTGTTAGCTCTAATAATTTTCCCGATTGCGTCAATTTTTGCATTGTTCTCCCCTCGCTGTCTTCGCTGGTCGTCAAGTAGTAGTGAGATTCGTTCGTTCTGCTGGTCAATAGCCGTATGCAACGCTTCAATCCGCTTCATGCGCTGGTCGGCGAGCGAAAGCGCCACCCTGTTTTCCTGCGCCAGGCTTTTTATAGTCAGCCCTTGTTCCGAGATGACATTTATTAGCCCGACGCACCCGATAAAAGCGACCACCACAAAAAACTGGTCGAGGTATGCTAGCAGCTTACACACATGCTTAGCTTTGTCTCTATTTTCTTTTCTTCGCACGGCGCTTTTCTCCCTTATCATTCGCCGGTGTCTCCGGTTGTTCGTCCTCAACATCTTCTGCCGGGCCTATTCGCTTGCCCAGACTACCACCAAGGTGTCGCACCACGACCCGTGAGATAGCCTGGAGCGCCGACGCAGACCCATAACCTACACCACCTGCCACGCATAACAACACGGTGTACTCCACTTCACGAGTGAGTAGGTAGAAGGTAGCTAGTGCCCCAGCGTATGCCCCAATAAAGAACTGGGACAATGCCATAGGCGGGGAAAAACTCTCGCCCCGCGCCTGGTTGTCTGACAGGTACCGAACAACTCCGCCGAGGCCGGCGAACACTATTGCTACCGCCGCGCCTAACCAGTCGACACCCGCCGAGACGAGGTTACTCTTCTCCGGTGTCACTGATTGCTACACCTTTTAATGGGTTCATGATGACATTGCCGTCAACAGCACATTCAGATGCCTCACGAACTTTTTCGAGGGCGTAGTCCTCTAACACAACACCGCGTGGCTGCTCACCATAAAAGGTGTAACTAGACCATGACACGGGTTTTTTGCTACCTTTCAACGCTTTTACACTAGTCCAGTGGCTGATTTCAACCGACATGTATTTATTGCAAAAGTCCACGTTTATGCCACTAACCGCGTGTGCACGAGTCATGGTTTCGGTCTGTTCGTCTTCAAGTTCAATTTCAAAATACTTCATGTGTTTTTTCCTATGTTATTTGAGTTTACCGATTCTCACCCGCACACGACCAGCTTCGTCGTATACGATGATGGATTCATTTGTCACGACCATACCGACATTTGACGTGCTTGAGCGCATTGTCAGTGTTCCGTCGCTCGCCACCTTAAAGCGATTGTTAATATTGAGGCTGCCCCCGGTAATATCACCAAGGTTAGAGCTTACGGCAGAGAGCTTACTAACAGCCATCTTGTCAGCGGTAATTGCACCTGCTCGAACCTTCTCGGCGGTAATCGACCCTGCCGCCAGTTCCCGCGCGCCGATAACCCCCGCTACGATCTTCCCGGTAGTGATAGTATCGGCGATAATGCTACCGCCATGGATTTCGGTTACACCGCCGTTAGACCATGCACCGGGTTGAGTAGCGTGTTCAGAACATTTTTCGAGTTGTGGGCGCCCAAAGAACATGTGGGCACCACTCTGCGCTGCATATAGCATCCTCACGCGAATAGATACGCATCCAGTATCAGGTGCGCAAAACTTGACAAAGTACCGTGGCGCATTACGGAAGCCGTTGACGAACGACCCGCTCGGATTACCGCTACCGACATCACCGGCGAGCTGTGTTTCTGCGATAAGTTCTTGGTAAGATGCGTGGTTCTCGGCATATCTTTCAACTAGCATTTGGCATGTGGACTGATACCCGCGGTAATAGCCACTTAACATGTACCATTCACCGGGGGTCACATTCACGTTGATTGCTGCCGCATCACACCAGAAGTTTGTTGGCCCAGACCCTGTTAAGGTCATTTTGACGACGCACTCAGTTGGTAGGGCGTCTTTCGGTTGCCAGTTGTTAGGGGATTTTGTCAGGTACTCGCGGTTCACCACCCACGAGCCTTTTGTACCGTCGTCTGTAAACCATCCCGCAGCGCGGTTGGCTAAGATTGGGTTAGGTAACAAGTTCACTCCGCTACCAATAGCCAACTTGTCCGTGGTAATAGCGCCCGCGGCGAGCTGTGACGTACCAATGGCGCCGGCGGCAATCTGCCCGGTAGTGAGTTGCCCTATGACGTCGGGCGCATTGACAGCTGCCGTGTAGCCGTGGCCGTCCCATCGATACAGCTTACCTGATGTAGTGTCCATTACTACATCTGACGCTTGCCGACTGCTTGGGACACCACTCACGAGCTGAACAGGGGTAATATTCTTGGCAAAAGACGCAATACCTACAGAACCGTCAGCGATACTGCCCGTAAGTGGGGCAAACTTACTTCCGTCCCACGACAGTAGTCGTTGGTTAACGGTGTCGTAGACAATCTGGCCGGTTGTACCTTTACTAGGGACCTTATCCACCGGCTCAATGTAGCTCAGATTCTGCTCTCGCAACTCATCTTTTATTGTTCGTGATGACTTCACGAACACACCATCAGTTGAACTAAGAGGGCCGATAGCGCCGTCCTCGTTCACGTGTCGAATCCAGTAGTAGTAGCCGGTGTAATAGTCTACTGAGTCGGTGTAGGCAGACCCGACCGCATAACCGCGGATATGGTTAGCTGCTGCGAACGACGGACCGTTTACAGGGCGCCCATCGGCAGTCAGCGCCGTCGCTTGGCGGTACACTTCTGTAAACGCGTGCCCGCGGTAGGCAGGGTAGTCCCATGTGAGAGTCGCAGTCGTAAGACCGACGTCAACATTGAACTGTGTCGGTGCAGTAGGGGCCTCGACGATTCGTTTTGTCTTATCCGGGTCTTCGCCGAGACCTTTGACAGAGTCGTCGCCGTTCTTTTTCAGTTCCTGAATAGCTTTACCGACACTGCTCGCCGCCAGTTGTAACTTACCCTCTTTCACTTCGCGAAGTGTTACTGCGCGGTCAAGCGCCGCATTCTGGTTACCGCCACCTTGTAGTACGACGACTGAGTTACGTAACGCCAGTAGGAAGTTACGAACGTCAGCACTCACGGAGTTCGGCACTGACGGGATAGCGGTTTGATTGCGATTAACCATCGTCATAGGCTGAGCTCCTCAAGGCTGTTGGCAAACTCGACTGAGTGTACAGTCTTGTCACCGCTAATACCGAGTGTGAACTCGTTCGCCAGATAGCCGCCTTTAAGTCTGAATGGTGCGGAGCTACGCGCAATATATTTCTCACTGCGCTCGTGTGCACCATCAAAGGAACTCGTCAATGTAATCTCAACAGGGTAATCGGACGCGTACACACAGCCCCACGTAAAACAGTTCTTCTTCTGGTTGCGGGCGACCCCGGATTTCCACACGTAGCGGTAAGCGCCATCACCTTTATTGAACGCCTTAATGATGCCGTCGCCCTCGTGATAGAACAGGGTATCGCTCGCGAGCTCGTTGAACATCGCCACAGGCCGGAAGTTAATCGTCCGATAGCTGTTAGTACCGGCACCGGGAAGATAGATGAAGGTTGTCACATCACTTTTCGCGATGTATGCACCCTCATAGTAGCTAGCAAGGATAGTGGTCGGTTTAATAGCATTCCACGACCGCTCGTCGAAAATTTCAGAGGTTAATAACTCTGAGCGCTGCCCGGTGACAGCGCATAAGCCGTCAGGAGAGGCGTAGATAACCTTATCCTCGAACGCGACGATGGACTGTGCGCTGATACACGCCTGTGGGTCAGGGAGTTTAGTCGCAGTCAGGTTCCCAGGCGCAGAACCGGAGACCACATACGGATGACCTTTAGTAAGGACGACGACCTCTGAACCTACAGCGGCAAGACCGACAATGTCGTACTCGACCACTATCTGGTAGGCAGGCGGCCACGCGTGCGGAACGCCGGGCACAGAAAAACACAGTGTGCGCCCGGTGAATCCAGCGAGGAATGAGTTCGCCACGTTCACCAACCCTTTTAGTGGCCCGGATGGCCATAGGGTTTTGTTGGTGTCAGCCGGCGCGAACCAGTCGGCAGTGGATAGCTGTTCAAGCACCTCGTCAGCGAGCAGGGTGTCATTCATCGTGCTGTTAGTAATCGGTGCTTCGCCGGCGTATTGATAGATACCCGCGCCATCGCTCGCTGTATTGGTGCGGTAAAGCCGCCATTTCGAGCCGTTACCTAGAGCGTAGGCTCCGGTCGGTAGCGCGGGGCGGGTAATAGTGATATTGACCTTTTTACTGTCGGTAGTAACAATAGATGATGCTTGCGATGCCGGGCCTTCGCGGCCGAATTCATTAACAAACGTCACGACATAGGCAATATCCATTGCTTGTATGTCAGCGCTAGCAGGAGGTGGGTTGTTGTTTTTAATCCCCGGTTTTGCCGGTTGAGGAACACCAATTAAGCGCCCATTTGACGGGTACGGAGGCTGACCGATAGCAACGTCGTTACGGGTGAATTTAACTCCTTCGTGGTCACAGTACACTACTTCGTGGTTTGGGTCGTTGATGATCGGCGCAGACACAAAACGGGTTTCAGTGCGGTCGGTTTCGAACCACTGTCCGTTATGATAGCGGTAGATTTGTTTCGCTGTCGGTTTCACACGGCTTGTGGTTAGCTGTTCGCGTAGCCACGGTTTAAGTGAGTACGGGTCAGGCCGTGTATTAAAGCTCTCGGTCGCGAAACCGGCGGGTAGAACCCGTTTGTCTAGCCGTGGCGCAGTCCCGCCCCATTTGTCGTAGGTCAGTTTCATCAGTTATCCCAGTAAGAGGTGGCGTGGGGCTGGGATAGTCTAATTATATTATAACTTTCGGCGTTATTCCATTAATCTTCGCCGTTGGTGTTGAACATTGTCCATTTATCCGGTGTGTACAGGTGTACTTTGCCGTAGAGCGGTACAACAGTCTTAAACGCCTGCCCATATTTCTCGTCGGCGAGCTGGCTGCCGGCTTTATACACCACCGCAACCGACGGTGTTGCAGACAGCCACCACGGTGTGCCGTACTCGGTCGCGTTAGCGGCGTTATTGACAATGTCCCCAACACCGAGCAAGCCTGATTTCTGGACTACGTCCCAGGCGAGGGTGCCTAGGTCCTTGTCAAACGGGTTGCCTTTGTCAATGTCACCGTCACGGAACCACTCACGCAGCCAGATAGAGGCGAGCGCCAACGGTAGGCTGAATAGTGCGGTCATAAAGACTGGCTCCAGTATATGCGGTACTTTAGCGAGCCCGGTTTTTTCACCGAAGCGCGCTTTTACCTCCTGCCACTGCCCGCGAAGAATGGTGTGGTGGTATGCGTAGGCAAACCGTTTGAGGTTTGTCAGTAACATAAACCACGGATTCGAGGCGATAAGTGGGTCAGAAATCTCGCTCGGGTCGAGCGTGTACAGGTCAACGTACTCGGTAATAGCGTTACGGAGTTTATTCACTGCCTCTTGTTGTTGGGGGGTAGCACGCTCCATGAATGCGTCGTCGAACATGGTATTTACATCTTTGCCGCCTAAGAATTCGAACGCAGTATCAATCTCCTGTTGAGTAATACCGAATATTTTTAGGTGACGCTCGCGGCTGACTTTATCGGCTTTTCCGTTACGGAAGTCCTCGATAGCTGCCGCAGTCGCCATGATGCGGGACAGTTTTGTTGTCGCGTGCATCGCGTTAAGGTGGAAGTACTTATCCACCGTCCAGTTGAGCGCGCCCTCTGTGCGGTTTCGGCCAGAGAAGATGCCCTCGATATTGTTGCTAATTACGCCGTACTGAATCACGCCAAGCATGTGTGCCATTTCAACGGCTTCTTCGCGACTTTTGCCGGAGAAGATAAATTCGCCGAGTGTGCGTAGTGCTGTGCCAGTGTCACCGGCCATAATTAGCGGTACTGCGCTATCCATAATGTTTAATAGCCCCGCAAGATGGAGAACAGCCATGTTCCCGATTGCATTCACCGCCCCCATAGTCTTGCGTACCGGTTGAGGCATTTTAAAGCCGTATGTACCATTGATTGCTCGCAGCGCAGCTGACACGGTGTATGCGTCAGTGTCGTTCATCCGTTGTACATAGTGGTTAAGTTTAGCCATCGGCATGAATACCGCATGTCCATTGTAATCACGTAAGAGCTTGCCATCACGCCCGCGAAGGTGGGCACCGAACGCTTGGCGCATAGACATAGTCTTAGCGAGGTTGTGGATATATGCGTTAATCACGCTTACACCGTTGTGGTCGAGGAACTTGTCAAGCTCTGCCCGGTGGGTGTCGTTAGATAGTACAGACTGCCAGCGAACGGCGCGATTGTCAGTAGCGTCACTACCTTCAATAGCCGCATTCACAAGCCCGGTTACGTCGTCCTCGGCATAGCCGAGTTCACGCAGGGTTGTCCGGACCTCACGAACATTTTTGCCGACCTTGTTCGGGTCTAAGCGGTACGGAACGCGGTCAACCTCGAGGTCACGTACACCGTAAGCGTTGATGTTATTAGGGTCAATGTCCTTTATAAACATCTCGTGGACATTCTTGAGCCACTGTCTCACATTACGGGCGTTTTCACTGTCGACACCGGCGGTCAGGTCTTTATAACCTTTAGTTATATTCTTTGACTTATTCCCGTCGTAGAGGTCGCCCATAACACGCTTACCTTGTGCGTTACGGGTATATCGACGTATGAGGTTCACGTATGCAGGTCTGTTACCGTCGCCCGCGGCTTGGAACATGGCCGCTACCTCCGGTGAGATGCTATTAAGGCGGCCCCATGTCGGGCGTAAGGCATGAAGCGTTTCACGGATAGCTAATCCGATAAGTTTAGGGTTAGCTTTCATCTTGCCGAGTAAGTTCTCGTTAACCTCTCTCAAATGCTCGTGCATAGCCTCGCGTTCGCCGGCGAGTTTATCGAGGAACGCCTTCTGTGCCGAGGTATTGACTTTCTGTTTACGCCCGGTTAAGAGTTCAAAATCCTTGAGTAGGCTATTGAGTGTGTCAATGACTTTCTGGCCGAGGCGTTTAAAACGCATGTAGATGTTACCAAGGATGTGCCTGCTCTGCTCATTGACTTCGACTTTTTTACCGATTAACGGCTCGATAAAGTGTTGGGCGTAGCTGTCGGCAAAACCCTCGATAGCGGCTTTGTCACCGTCCAACACCCCGGCGTAGAGGTTATCAATCACCTCACGGGTGTCATTCGGTAACGTGCCTTTGTCAAATGCGTTTAGGTATGGGTCAAGCATTACGTGACCTAGCTCGTGGCCAAGCGACAGTAGCCACTCGTGGGCGTTCTTCGATGTAAGCATCGGGAGGTGAATGTTGTATTCGCCATTGACTGTCTCGACACGAGTGTTTTCGATGTCACTGCCTTGGATAATGTTCACCTGCTCTTTGATACCGGTCGCGGTCACGAGTTCATGCACAGTGCGGTAGTTGCGCGCACGAAGTCCTTTCGGGTCGGCAGCACCTACGTCAAGTGGGCGCATTTCTTTACCGTAGAACTTGATTCGCGGGTTATCATCAAAGTAATTGATTGTGTCGCCTTTTGCCGGCTTCACGACTGGTTGTGCTGTTTGCGGGGTATAAGAGACAGCACCTTGTGCTACTTTTGCAATACGCTCATGGAGCGGCGGCAACTCGCCAACACCAAATAGTTGCGCATAGGCAAAGTCGAGGTTATCGAGGCCGCCCTCAAAACCTTTGAGTCCGAGCCCACCCTCACCGTTCACCATGTCTTTGACGTCGATAGCAAGTACATGGGGCTGGGTCTCGATTGGGAGGCCGGAACGTTCACCGTAGTGTAGTGCCAACCAGCCTTCGTATTTGTCGCCTAACATCGACGCACGTTCAGTGTCGGTGCTATCGAGCGAGTGCTCTGCGACCTTCTTACCTCTATTGAACTCAGTCACGGTAACACTGCCACCGTCAGTGGAGTACACGATAAAGTTCTTCGCACCATTCATGTTCTCGGCGAATACGCGGCGAGTGTCGCGCGACAGCCGCGCTTTTTGTTGTGCCTCAACAAAGACGGTGTCATTGTCACGAACCGTAGAGTCAAACTCGTATTGGATATTATCCTCACGGGTATAGGTCACGGTTTCGAGACCTTCACCTTCCAACGTCTCGATGCCATTATCAACAATAAACGCGCGCTCAGTCCGTTCATTTGTGGATTTTGTGCCGAACATCTCGTCGATTTTTTCGAGCGCGTAGTGGCGCTCAGTCAGTTTACGCTGGATAGCGGCCAAGCGGTAGTAGCTACGGGTAAGCCCCGTCGTCAACGCGCGAACACGTTTAGAGAGTTCTTTACTTAGTCCGGCACGGACCCCAGCCTCCGGGTTTCGTTTATTACGTAGGTCAGCCGATACCCATGCGGAGATACGTTTCAGGGTCTTGATTGAGTTGTCGATTGTCCTCTTAGCGGCGTCGTAGTCGAGGTCTTTGGTGTTTCTACCGGAGTAGTCATCATTGCTCATAACGTCGACTGCCTCAAGGAAATCAGAGATAAAGTCATTCCACGGGTCTTTGCCGTCAACGACGTCTTTAAGTTGATATTCAGGGCTCGCTTTCATCTCACTTTCGAGGGTAAACGCGCCTTCATCCAACGACATTACATCTTGGAGTAGGGTATCCATCTGTTCGCGCTCGATGCGGTAGCTGACCTCGTTCTTTTCCGCGCGGTGTGGGATCGGCCACAGAACCGGGTTGTTTTTACGGTAGCGGTCACGGCCCTCGGGAGTATAACGCTCGATAACCTCGTGCATCTGACCGACTGCCGCTTTACGCAGCTCGTTGAGTTGGGTGTATCCACTTGCGGCGTTCTGTATACTAACCATATCCTCGACAATACCGCGGTAATCCGCCACAGTCACCTCACGGCTGCCGGAGCGATACAGTACCTGTTCAGGTTTCATCTCATTGAATGTTTGGGTGACATTCTCCAAGCGATAGCCGTGGCTGTCTTCCAACGTCTCGAGTCGCGCAACTGCTTCCTGCACGGCGGATACAAACGCGTGCGCCGGTGTGAGATTCTCGCCCTTGTTCTCCTCCATAATGGCGGCCACAAGGCGAGGTAAGTTCACACGACGAAGGTTACCACGTGAAGTCTGTACTTCAAGTACATCTGTCGTTTTTGTGTCGGAACGGACCGCCGCGTGACGGTTAACAAATCTCACGTTATTGTCAACCTCGGCGCTGTTCATAACACCAAGCTCGGTCAGACGGACAATAACATCTTCCGGCAACGCATTACTCATGTCCTCTTTTTCGAGCACAGACATAGCGTGATTGACGGTTTCTTTGCTCACACGTTTTGTGTTGAGGTCGGCCAGTACATCTTGTAAGTACACGGAGAGAGGACCGTTCTCTGTGTTCTCGTCAAGCACCTGCGCCGCGGTCACTGCGGCGACATCAGGCTTAGCGCCACTGTCGATGTCATTAATGTAACTTTCAACTGCGACATTAATGTCTTTAAGCGCAGCTTCAATGCGGGAGCGTTCAACACCGAACTGGGCTGCCAGCCCGTCAAGTTGGGCTTCAGTAGGCTTAGCGGCTTCAAGTACGCGGTCAGCGAGCGCGAAGATGTTATCGTTGCCGGTCTTCTTGGCGATAGACCCGAGGTTGTACATTGTCGCTTTCGCGTCAACCATGTTACGGACGACGGATGTAAAATCCTGTTTTTGTTGGCTTTCCGCCGCCTCAATCATCGGTTGTAGACCATCTTTCAGGGCAGCTTTAATGAGGTGGAACGGGGGCTCTTTGCCCTCGCGCTCGGAGATAACCCACTTAAACTTGTCCGGGAACTGTGCAGCAAGACCATCGTACACTTTACGGATTTCGCGTTTGTGTTCAGCGTTATTGCGGACCGTCTCACCTTTATCGTTTAGCCAGCCTGCCTCAAGTGCCCCGAGTAGTGCCTCGAGCTGTCGTGGATTACGTGGGTCGATCCCGTCATTGGCGCTCTCGACCGTAGATACCTGAGTCTCACCGCTGTCATCTTCCACTGACTCAAACGCTTTGCTTTCAACACGGGTCTCACCGCGCTGGGCGGCATACACCGCGCGGCGTACGTAGTCGCTAAGGTCTTTCTCAGCTTTGGCGTCGAGTACCGTTTTTGTAGGTTGTTGGCGTTCAGTGGCGGGCGTTTCTGTTAGTTGCTCCTGCTGTTTTGGTTCGTGTAGCGCTTTTGCTATGCGGGCGCTGTCACCAGATTTACCACTCTCACTGAATACCTGTGACTGACCGATGAGGTAGGTTGCTGCCAAGCGGTCGTAGACCTGCTCAGGGGTGTGGGTTCCATCGCCGTAGTCTTTAGCGAATTCTTCCAGCGTGGTCTTATCAGTTGTCAATAGTTGGGTGACAATGTCGGCGTTGCGAAAACCGATATTGGTGCGGTCTTTGATAATACGCTGGATTGTTGCTTTGTCCTTACGACCGATAGCTGCACGCAGCGCGCGCACGATGCTGTCTGCACCTTCGTGGCGATTGTTAATGTCGCGTACGACGGTATCGTATGCCGCATGCTTAGCCTTAGCAAAGTCCACGGTCTTGCGGGCGTTCTCTACGCGGTATGTCTGCTCGTATGCGTTAAGTTTCTTGAGTTCACCGTCAAGCCGTTTTGCCTCTGTATTCTGGTTGGCGGCTTTTGCCTCTTGAATCTTCCCGTGCAACTGTTCGCGGGCCTTGTTGAACGCACCTTGCACCAAGTCAGGTATATTTGGGTCGCGGGCATATTGGTCGACGTATGCTCCACGGTTGTGTGGGTTTTGCATAAGCGCTTCTTTAGAGGCGTACCCGCCGGTCATATAGTCTTTGAGCGCGGTACGAATCTCTTGTGGCACGTTCTGGTCATCGGCCAAGGTCGCGTCAATCAGCGGGCGGAGATTAACGCCGGTATAGCTCGAATTACTAGTGACCGGTTCTTTGTCCGCTACTTCTACAGGTTTAGTCTCGACCTCCTCAACGGTCTCTACAGGCTTAGTTTCAACTCCCTCTACAGGCTCTACAGGCTTAGTTTCAACTTCCTCTACAGACTCTACAGGTTTAGTTTCGGCTTCCTCGACAGCCTCTATAGGTTTAGTCTCGGCTTCCTCAGCGGTATCTACGGGTTTAGTCTCGACTTCTTCTACAGGCTCTACAGCCTCTACAGGTTTAGTTTCGACTTCCTCTACAGGTTTAGCCACGACTGCGGGCTCGCTCACGTGAACAGGTGAACCTTTCTCAGGTTCGATGTTCTCGGCGGTTGGGTCATAGGTCACTGTCGCGCCTTTAGTTACCTCGCCGCGGTCATTAACTACGTTACCTGACGCGTCATCAGGCGCGGTGTCAGATAGGCGACTATCTTGTTTCTGTTTTCGTAACGCAACACCCTCACGCACAGTGCGCCCAGCCCCAGTTAGTGCGCCACCGACCATACCGCCGGCGACAAATGATTCGGCCATGCGGTCAGTGAGTGAGCCGAGTTTAGATGTGTCACCACCGGCAGCACGAATACCGACCTCTTTCACGCCCTCTTGCATAGCCTCAGTTGTGCCCTCAGTTACAAAACCCTTAGCGGCTGCTTTAGCGATCTCCTTACCCGCACCCAGATAGCTGGCAACCTCCATTGCAGCACGCTTTTTGACCCCGAGACCGCCCATAACAGCAGAGCCCATCTTACCGAAGCTGAACGCGTCCAGGGCGCCCATGCCGGCACCGGTAATAAGTGAGGCAACACCATAGTCCTTAACGCCAGCCTCTTTCATATCACCGGCGAGCTCTCCGCTACTCATAACCGAGGAGGCGAGCCAGGTTCCGGCGAAAGCACCGGGGATTGTTCCCACGCCACCGGTTGTTGCAGCACCGATGCCCGCGCCGACCGCCGCTGCTGCTGCGGTTCCCGCGAGTTGTGCAGCCGTCTCAGATACACGTTCAATGGCGTAGGTTACAGCGGTACCAACTCCGTCGATGTCCTTATATGAACTTGTTTCCGGCTGGTTGCGCTCGATTTGATATTTGTTAGCGGCCATACCTTCTTCGCCCCACTTCTGTAGGTCGTCGTTGCCGATAGCATTCGCCATCGCCGCCGCAGTGCCGTACAGCATCATTTGGGTTTGGTCAACACCGCGGGCGAGGGAATTTGTCAGAACGTTCCCGTCACGTTTTTGGCTAGGGGTATGAGAGCCGACACGGATACCTTGTAGGCGGCCGCTTTTATCAGCAGTATTTAGGTTACGAGTCAGTTGGCCGATATTGCGGACGTTCTCGTCGCTATCAGGTACACCTGCAAGTGCGTTACGGACTCGTTCGTGGCGGGCGGATGCAACGTCGTCCGGGAGATTAGTGACACTGCCGGTTGTACCTGCGAGACCGGCACGAACCAGTTTTTCGTTACTGGTAAGGCCGCCATCGTCTGTAGATAGCGTGGCAAGTTCGCGGCCATACTTGTCGTAACGCCCGGTACCTGTGACTGTTTGGTCGGTACCTTGAGCAATATGCTTGGCAATGTAGGCGTCAATTGACCAACCTTTATTACCTTCTTCGTGTTTAGTTTCGGTGGTATCAACCCCTAACATACGGCGTGGACGGGGGGTGCCGTCCGTTTTTACTGTGTCGCCGTCAAGCCATTTATTTTCTGCCATAGATTAGTTACCTTTGATACCGTATTTTTCCGTAATGTAGCGTGGAAGTTCACTAAAGTTGGTTTGTTTATCGTGTTTCAATAGCGCGTCAGTAGCCTGTGTCAGCGCGCGGTTTGCTTCGGCTTCACTCATGCCGGCCTCCTCGAGGAGTCTGCGCGCGGAATTGTAGCTGCCAAGCAATGTGTCTGTCTGATTCTCATTGCCGGTGCCGCCGTAGCGCTGTGTCGCTGCGTACGCGGCCGCGAAGTCGTCAGTTTTCAGGTTCACTGCGGTGCGAATAATGTTGTTGAACTGCGCCTTAAACGCGGAACTATTTGCTTGCCCTGCTCGACGGCCTTGAGTGTCCTCGATATAAGTTAAACCGGCGTCGACGAGTCCTGCCGCAACACGTGAACGCGGGTCTTTCTTGTCGTACAAGTTCCCTGCTGAGGTAATCAGGTCTTTGCGCAGTGCTGCAAACTCTTTGTTTGTCGCAGTGTCGCGTTGTCTGTCGAGACGGGCTTCGGTCTCAGTCTTCGTCACTGTACCAAGAGCGTCGAGCTCTGCTTTGCGCACAGTTTTTTGTTCTTCCTGCATTCTTGCCACACCTTCAACTAAGGAACGGCCACGGAGCTTGGTGTCAACGCCGGCTACACGATAGGCTTCAAGTTCCTGTGCAGCTTCTTCGCGGATTTCTTTACTAATTTTAGGGTTTTGGACTATGGAAATAGCCTGGTCGATACGTGCGAGATTATACTCGCGGTTATCGCGAGCGTCTTGGGCGTCCCTAATTTTGTTTGTATCTTGTGCCGCTTGTACACCGAGCGCAGCAGCAAACGCGGTCCCCGCTAACTGACTCCCGCCATTCGCTACGAACTCAGATACCTGTTCGCGCGGAACCGGGCCAGATATAGCTTCCACCCGGCCTTTTCCTTCAGCATCTTTTGAGATAGCTACAGGGATGATGCCGCCTTTTTTGTCGTCCATAGCCCCGACGATAGCGTTACCGGGCGTGCCCTCCGGCAGTTTGAAGCCGGCAGCAGCCAATAACATGTTTCCTGTCTCACCGAGGGATTCTTTAATCACGCCCGGAATAGCAGCCGCCTCGCCATAGCTGATATTGCTGTCCTTTCCATCGACGCCAAGTACGCGTTGGCGATAGAAATCCTCTGTTGCTTTCCGTGCCGCTTCCGCGTCCGCGCGTTCTTGGCGATAGCGTTCTTCTTCGCGTCTAAAGCGAGCAGCCGACAGTCCGTGACTCATGTTGTGCGAACGACGTTGTTCGGCCAATGCCTCACGGCGATAAGCCATGTTATCCGCGTGCTCTTGGCGTCGTAGGTCCATCTGTTGATTGAACTGGTCACCTTGACGGTCGTAGTTCATCTGCCATTGGGTGTCTGCCAGGCGTTCGCGGGCCTCTTTATGTGCGAAATCACGCGCTTCTGCCTCGCGACGGTCTTGGCGATCGCGGATGCCGTGATACATGTTGAGTAACGCGGAAGCGCCTTGGATGCCTTCCAGAATTCCGTTAGTTGCCATTACACACCTCTAAGGTCTAATTCATTAAATCCAAGCTGTATGACGTTTGACATATAGCTCATAAGTTTTTCGATATTATGTTGCCGCTCTTGTGCTACATCGGGGTAGTACGTCGCAAGCCATTTTTGGTGCCCGTTACCCCAGAACGCCGGACAGGTCATACAGTCGACGCCTGAGTCCATAAAGTCGTAGAACGACGGGAGCATATTTCGCTTGACCAGATACGTGTCCACTTGTGGGGTCGTCCAGTCGTAAATAGGGTAGGCGAGCGTGTATGGGGCGTCAGTTTTTTGTAAGTGGCCAGCAGCGGTTTTCAGTGGTTCGCTACCGCGGTTTCCTCGAATAACCAGGTCATAGCCACCGCCGACAGTAAATTCGTGCATTGGGTTCATGACATTAGCTGCACAACATGAACTTTGTGGCTGAACGTGGTACTGTTCGTTCGAACATTCAGCCACCCACGGGAAGGCTTCCTCACAACGCACTAGTGGTGACGGGTCTCCGTTTGTTTTTCGCCACATACGAGAATCTGTGCGCACCTCGTAGAGCCTGTCGCCCCACAAAGTCTTTATATAATTAACAAGTTTTGTCGTTTCGGGTGCTGCATCACCGGTATTGACCCAGACTATATCGAAGTTTGAGCAACCGGACTCGTAGAGTAAAAACAGGGTGCATAATGAGTCGCGTCCGCCGGAAAACTGGAATAGCGGGTGACGCGCTCGTTGAACAGCTTCGATAGTTTCGGTCAAATACCCCATACACCTACCATGCAGCAGCTGCAATTGTCGCGATTGTTGCCACAGCACTCACAGCGGTCTGGGTGTTTTGTTGGCGTTTCTGCGCTCTAGCAGTGTCATTCGCCTGTTTACGCATTGACTCGTTAGAGGCGATCTCATTGAGCGTAGATGCAGAGCCCTGTTTCATCGCGTTTGTTGTGGCAATGAGACGGTTTAGCGCAGAGAGGTTGCTCTCGTACTGGTTAATCCGCGCCGTGTTCATGTTGGCTGTATTGTTGGCCGCCGCCGCTTGAGACACGCTAGAGCTCAATGACAAGCGTTGAGACGGCGTGAGATTGGTGTTAGCACGCATCTGTTGCCGGGCGTTCATACTCTCGTCGGAGCCCATAGCAGAGCGCTGTATCTGCCGCTGTGCCGCGTCAACGATGCCGGTACTGGTTACGGCGTCAGCTTCGGTCTGTAGTAAGTCTTGCAAGTGTGGCGCGATGGTAGCCCAATCGGCACGGTACGCACTTGCGAGTTGCGCCTCAGTATTGCCTTGAGCATTACGTCTGTACTGCCATCTTTCGTAGTTAGTTGCCATCGGTTATTTTCTCCAGACGGGTTTAGCTTCAACGACAGGGGCTCCACCATCTGCACGTTTCGCGGTCTTCCCAAATAGTTCACCACGAGAGTACATATCATACCCAATCCCTCCGAGCGCCCCGGCAAGAGAAACCGCACCGGCGATGTTCGTTTGTCGTGTATTTTGACGATTGTTTGCGGAGGTCACTGCTTCTTCGCTCTCACGGCGGGCAGAGGCCACCAGACCTTGCGCCGCTGATTGTGCTGCGCCGTTCAAGGCGCGTAGTGCGCTGTCAGTACTCTCGATACGTGTCCGTTCTGCTGCGCCACGGGCTTTAAGAATGGCCGTGTTGCGGGTGTTAGCTAACGAATTCTGCGAGTCGCTAGCGGCCATGTAGTTAGCGCCGGCGCCTACGTAGTCGTTCTTACTTTGAGACATTATGTCCGCATTGGCGAGACCGCCGGAAATGTGTGAGAAGTCACGTTTAGCCTCCTCAACATATTTTGGCAAATATTGGGAGTTCACACCCGCGGCGAGGTTGTAACGTTCAGATTCGATACCTTTTGACGCGAGCTCGTTTTCCGGTGTTCTTTGTTGGCCACCGCCACCGCCACCGCCGCACATTATTCGTCTCCTTGTGTGTCGGCAGAGTCATCTACCGGCTTTGTAGGTAAAAGTTGTTTATATTCTTCTAAGTGTTCGTCATGGAAGAAGCGGCGAATCTCAGCGGCCTTTTGCATCGCCACGGTTCTGCCATATAAAAGCGCGCAGATTAGTGTAGCAAGCCCTGTCAAGCTGTCGCGAAGCATGAACGCCATATTTCTCTCGTGTTCTGTGCCTTTCTCAAGCTCCACTGATGAAATATAGTCGGTGAACACCATAAACATAAACGAGCGGAAGTCGTCGATGTTGTCACGGTACAGTTTAATTGATGGTAGTACACAAATTGCCATAAAGAATGCCTCGGCAATCTCAACATCACTGACCTCATTATCCTTGTCGATAAGGTCGTCCATGGCGTGAGATATGCGTGCCATAGTCATGAATATGTTGATTGCCTCTTGATTGCCGTTATAGAGGTCGTGCAGGAATTGGTACTCTGTTTCTGGGGTCACTTGATGTCTTACCATGAGAATTTACACTCCTTATGTGTGTTGACTTTGTCTGCGCGACCGCGGCGCATGGCTTCGAGTAGTAACATTTCGTACTGTCCGGCCCAGAAAGTTGCTTGCTCGGTATTTGTCCATTCACGGTTAGGTGTTGCATACGCGCGATATAATACGAGGGCGGTTAGTGCGCGACGGCAGTACGGGAGAAGGTCATCAGGGATAACGCTGTTTGTTGCGGTCGGTGCCACACTTACTTGTATTTGCAACTTTTCAGGGGGGTGCTCCGACCCAAAAAGTTCGATATTATCCGTACTCGAGGTGAACGCTAGACCTAGTTCCGGGTAACGCCCGGTGTTAGATACCGCCGGAATTCGCGTACCGTCTTCGTACGACAGGGTTTCAACCCGCACCATATAGGTGTCTGCCGGGAGTAGCGCAGGGAGGTTGTATTGCGGTTCGTCATCATCGAGGTTAAGGGTGATTTCGCCTGTCACGCGCCACAACCGTGAGTCGTGGAAAAATTCATCAGCGCAGGTTACGAGTAACTGCGCGAGAATAAAGTCAGGAATGCCGCCAGATTCCAGTGCGATTCGTTCAGCCAGCTTTGTGTATTGCACGGGTTAGCCTCCATTAGACACCCCGAGTTTACTCAGGAATTTGTTATAGAAATTATCAGAACGCCCAAGGTCGTTGGTGTAGTCTGCGTTCTTGAGGTACGCGCGGTACAGTAGGTAGTCAACGATAGCCGGGGCATACCAGTCAGAGACGGCGATCACATCAGAGTTTTGGGTTGCTGCCACCGGTTTTTCGGCCAGTACGACGTCAATCTGAACACCGGCGTTTTTTAGAGCGGGGTACACATAGAATGTGGTCGGCACTCCAGCGTCATAAACGTAGAAGTATGCCTCATCTGCAAGGTCTTTGTGCCATACCGGGAACTGCTCGTCGAGAGTTTTTCGGTCGATGTTCCGGATTGCTCGCCCACTGGTAGTGTTACGAACAACGTCTACCAAGCGGGCAGCGGTTTCAGGGATAGTCTGACGACTACCTTGTATGAGGGTAAGGGTGCGGTTTACAGCGACCGCGTTAGGTGCGACGGTTACGAGGGTTAATAGACACTCGTTGTACCAGTCGAGCCACTCAGACTCGAGCCACTGCACAAAATCAATGTCCTGCGCAGTGGTCTTGGCACGGTTAATAAGTTCCGCTACCGTTACCCGCGCCATACTTATTCACCCTCTTTTTTTGCAGATTCAGGTTTTTTCTCCGCCTTAGCAGGTTTGTCGGAGACTTCGATACTGCCGCCTGGCTCGACCTGTAATTCGGCCGGAGTGTACGGGACCTCGACGGTTTCGCCAACCTCGACACGGATCACCGCACCGACTGGGCCAAAGACGCGAGCAGATTCTGAACCTGTATTTTTTAATGTAGCCATTTTTGTGTCCTTCTAGAAAAAAGGGCGGTCACCCGCCCTACACAGCCCCACGCCGTGATTAGATTGCCGTATCCAGGGCGATGACACCGAAGTCTTGTTTCTTGCCGGATACCTTGTCCATAAACACCGGTTTACGTAAACCGAAGATTTTGCCGTAGCTGATACCTTGTTGGTTGTGGTAGTCGAAGGTGTCTTCTTCCCACTCACCGGCACCGATGTCAGCAAAGGCTAATGCTTGCGCACCGCAGAACAGCGCACGTTGACCGTCGATTGCACCTGCCGCGCCCCATTTTTTGCCGGTGGTTGCACGACGTGTGTTGAATACATGGTGGTACTCGTGGATGTAAACACCGTCAACCACTAACATCTCGGTGGAGCCACCGAACAAGATATTTTGGTTGTAGTTAATGTTCACAGCACGGGCGTTTGCCATGAAGTCTGGGTCAAGTTTTAACTGCGCTAAACCAGCAGGGGTTAAGAATAAGTGGTACTTATCGTTGTTAGCGCCTGTACCACGGATATAGTTATCGCGAGCGTAGGCTTTTAACTCTACGATGTGGCGATAACCCAAACGGTCGTTGGCGGTGATACTCGCGGTGTTACCTGCAACTAACTTGTTGCCGGACACGCGTAAGTGGCGGGCATCAGTTGGCGCGGTTACATCGGCGGCGAATGTCAAGTCTTTCAAGTTCTGGCCGGTAGCTTTGACAGCACGAGTTGCACCGGAGTTGGCGTTGTCGTAGGTGATACCGGACAGAGTCAAGAACGCGGCTTGGTCAATACGGTCGGCTAACCAGAATGCTAACTGATCTTTCGCGTTGTTACGGAAGCGAACAGTAGAGCGTTGGTCGGCCATCTCACCTTTGGAGCGAACAGCGTGACGCAGTTGGTCGATTTTAACCACTTGGTCGTATGCTTTCATTGCTTCTTCGTTACCTTCCAAGGTGTAGTCGTCTGTTACACCGTCCTCACCTAAGTCAGCGATTAATTGGATAACGGCTTGGTCGCCATTGGTGGTTTTTGTTAGTGCGGTAATATGCTCGACAACTGAGTCGTGGCCTGTGCCAAGGAACTTGTTGATAAACATTTTTGAACGGGCTTGCTTCCACAGGTCACGCACCCATACTTTTTTCTGCTCTGTCGTCAGAGCGGCGAAATTCGTTAATGCCATTCTATGCCTCAGAATTAGGGTTAAAGTTAGTGTTGTTTATATCCGTGACGTGGAAATGCGATAAGAGTATTTGGCAGCTGATAAGCTCAGAAGTAAGCTAACGGTTATACGTCCGTTAATCGAGATAGTTATATTATAACTCTATAGATTATATGTGCGCAACAAAAAACCGCTATCTCTAGCGGTTTTATTGGTTATCTGCCATAGGTCATGGCTTTGGTGACCCACATAGAGGCCTCAACCAGTTTCATCTGGGCCTGGTCAATGAGCGCCTCCTTGTTACTGTTTAACGTCCCATGCTCGGTTGAATCTTCACGGCATAACTCGAGGGCGTCAATAAGGGTGATAAATACCTGTTTCATACCGTCGGCATCGAGCGAGGTACCTTGTTTACGGGCTTTGCCGATGAGTTTCTCACCTTGAGTACTTAAATGTTCCATTAGATGATGTCTCCACGTAAGCGGGCCAGTTCGGCCGGGGTTAGTTTCTCGAACTCCTCATCCGACATCTCCATAATGTTGAGCTCAGGAGTCGAAGCGTTTGGCTCGCCGCCCAGTTTTTGCGGGCTTTTCGCCGCCTGTTCGAGCTTGCGTTCGATATTCGGGGCTTTAACCGCCGGCTTTTTGGCGGGTTCACTGCTTTGTGTCTTAGTGCTATTACCGGTAACACCGTTCTGGGTAGCGACCACTTGTGCAGCCTCGATAATGGCCTCGCCAACACTCATACCGGTGGACATAAGTGCATCACGCAGAGTAAGCGCTTTCTCAAACAGTGCCTCGTCGAAGGATTCAGTTTTGTCGTTGAAGATGTCATACTCCGCCTGTACTAAGTCGGCCGCTTCCTGCGCCTCTTGCACCAATACACGCGCGCGGTATGCGCCCTCGGACTCGTCGCGAGCGGTTTCGTAGGCTTTAGCTGCTGCCGCTTTAGCTGCTGCCTGTGCTGCGCCTTTTACCATCTCGGTGAATGCTGCCTGCGCGGTAGCAGTGTCGCCATCCACGAACGCATCAGCCATCTTCTTGAAATTAGCCTCGTCAAAGGTCACATCAACGTCAAGGTCACCTACATCTCCAGCTGGCGCAGCCTCACGGACTTTGCGCAGTTCCGCCTCAAGTGCTTTTCGTTTTTCTACCTCTTTCTTGAATCGGTCGTACGGGACGCGGTTCTTAGGCGTTTTTTCAGGCTCGGGCTCAGACTCAGCCTCGGGCGCAGATTCAGTCTCAGTCTCAGTCTCAGTCTCAGTCTCAGTCTCAGTCTCAGATTCAGACTCATCAGCTTTTGCAGGTTCTACCGGCTCAAGAGTGTCGCCGCGGTCGTCTCCCTCGATAATCTCACTCTCAGTTACACCGCCCGAGCCTGAGAACGCGCTCTCGTCCACTTCTACGGTCGGTAAACTGCCGATTGTTACATCTTGTTGTGCCATTTAATTTTCTCCTCGTGGGGGTTGGTTGTCAGTAAATGATTGGTTAATCTATCTTTCATAGTTACCACCGAGCTTTAGCATGTCGCTGGCAATCTTCGTTGCTGCGGAGCGTTGGCTCACGGACTCGCTGCGTGCGGTGGCTAGCTGTGCAAGTGCCACGCGAGTTTTTAACATATCCGCTGCCATATCACGTTTTGTCTGTAACTCGGAAAGTCTAATAGCGTGCTCACTGTAGCCATCGAGAGTGTCGGCTTTCGCTGCTTGTAACGCTGCCCGTGCTTTGAGTTCTTCAATCTCGGCCTCAGTCTTCTCGAGCGCTTGCGCTGCGGCTGCAATTTGTTGCTGCATTTGTGCCGCTGCCATCTGTTGTTCTTCCGGTGACAATTCGCCAAAGCCCTGCGCCTTAGCCACCATCTCGGCGATCTCATAGCGTTTCGGTAGATTCGAATGTTGAATAATGATGTGGTCAGGGATAGCAACACCGGCACTGCGCATACTGATTGCCTCACTGAAAATTGTCTCGTCAACACTATCGCGTGACGGTTGCATACCGATAACGATGTCGTACTTACCACGTGTCAAGTCAGCGGGGATTTGTCCGGTCTCGTCGGGCACGTTTACCGAGTGCTCGGTCTGTGGGTGCCCCGCTTGGGAGTAGTCAGTAATAAAGAATGTCCGTGTTTCAGTAAAGAATTTCTGCGCGAGCTCAAGGACTTTACGCGCCAACATCTTACGAGTACTGTTGATGTTTTTCACAGGCATTGTCAACTGAGCCTGGCCGGCTTCACGACGTTGTGTGATAGCTACGCCGGACACATCAGCACGGTCAGTACCCATGATAGACTCGTTGACCCCGGAGATAGTGCGCACTGAACTCACGGCTTTTTGTGAAATGTTGTGGATTCCAGGCGGAATCATGTTTGGTGTGATTTTCGCCGGTGCAGCGAAACCTTTTTTGTATTCGAGCACGGTACCGGTCTTCGAGCCTTGTTCTGCTAACTCGTCAGCGTCCATGTTCACTAATGAGTTTTCTTCAATAATCCATCCGCTGTTAGCTGTGGTGTTAACGATGTGTAGCTCTTGTGAACTGACCTTGTTATATAGTTCTTGTGGGCCGACCAAGTTTGTCACCATACCGAGTGGATTACCGCGTCGAAAGTATGGGAAATACGGGATAATTGTAAACGTGTCATATAACGACCAGTCGTCGTATAGCACTACGTAACCGGCAGTGATAGTCGTGCGCACAGCACGTTTAGTAATCTCACGCAACGTCACAGTAGGTTGTGTGGACACGAGTAGCGCCAACTTCTCGCGGTCAGCTGCCATCTTCTCGGTTACATCGCGAACGTCACCAGTCTGTGCATCCACGAATTGCAGTACACGCCGAGTTTTATAGTATTGGCGCTCAACCACGCGCACGCGTTTTATATCCTTCTCTGCCAACGTGCCGGTAAATTCGCTCGACATCTGTTCGCCGCCGTAAGTACGTTCGCGCATTTCAAAGCAGTCGGCGTCGGCAGCTAACCCGCCAGAGGCTTGTAGACGGAGTTCGCGGGCTTTTTTCTCGCCGTAGATAGCCTCAAGCTCGTCCAACGTCATCCAGCGGGTGATGAAGACTTCAGCCCACGATGACGGGTCCTCGTCTTTCGCTGTTGGGTCAGGGATAACGTCCAGCGGGTCTTCCACTGTCACTTTTATGTCACCGAGAACGTTATCGGTAAAGTCCATACGCACGTCGAAGTATCCGCGGTCCAGGATTAACCCGTCCATGATAACTTTCAACTCCAGCTTCTCGAGGTCGTTCTGCTGGGCTACATACTGGTAGACATAGTTCATGTCTTTTGCTGCCTGCTCGTTAGCCCCTCGCGCCGGCTTAAACTGCACGTCGGCTTGTGAACGCGCCATCTCACCCATAGCCGCGTTCACCGTCCCCAGAATCAGGTTCATAGTCAGCGCCGGACGACCGGTGCGTTCGAGCGCCTGGCGGTCAGCGTCTGTCCACTGCTCGCCGAGATACATGCGGTCGTTACGCTGCGCCCGTTTGATAAAGTTACGGTGTCGTAGGTCACGCGCGTGTACGTAACGCTGCCAGTTGTCCTCTGCTACGGCCCGTAGCGCCGCGTCATCGATATGTTCTTTATTGTCCGCCATTAGTTATGCCTCTAAGCTGCCATGTGTGATGTGGACGAGCGTCCGCCGCCACGTAATTGTTTACCCAACCGTTGCCGCCACGATTTTTTTGGCGGTGGTCTTTTCTCTCGTTGTGGGGCGAGCATAAGTATCATCTGACCTATCCATGCGAGCGCGTCCACCTGGTCGTCGTGCTTACCGGACGGGAACGCCAACATCTCATTGGTAAGTTCTTGTACCCATAGTGCGTTTTTCGGGAAGTGAACCCGACCCTGCTGCATGCGTCCTTGCAGTGGTCGTGCCCGGGTCATCTTGTCGTTACCACGGGTTTTGAGTTTAATGTAGTTAAACGACTCCTTACGCTCGACTATCTCTTTCTGAATGAACGGCTCGAGCGTCATCTCAATCTGCCCGTGCTCAATACCCTGTAATGTGGGCTTCCATACACGCTGTAGCTCGAAGAACTTGTCGATGAGCTCAGACGCAGACCATCGACCGTAGTACCGGTCAAGTACCCACCAGTCGAGGTTGTGGTCAATCCCCACAACGAAACCGGCGGTGAAGTCGTTACTGTCCTTCTTACCGATAGCTAAGTCCCATGCTGCGTATATCTGTAGTGTCTCGATAGGCGGAGCGGTCTCGTACAAACGGAAGTCCTGCTTTTTAAAGTAGTCACCCTCGGCTGACACCGGGTTCTGCTGGTACAGTGCTTCCCAGTCGCGGGGGATGAGTGTCCGTTTAATCTTGTTGAGTGCTTTGAGGTCGTATCGCTCCGGATGAAGCGCCTCACCAGCCTTACGGTATGGCTCGTCATGCGTTGCGATAGCCGGGTAGCGGACCACCTCCCAGCGGTCAGCGTCCTCGGGCCACTCGCCAGTCTCGGCGAGCTCCTGTTCAGCCTCGGCCATACAGGATAGTAACCAACCACCAAGGTCATCATCATGCCAGCGGGTCATAATAACCAGCACGCCACCGCCGGGCGCAAGACGTGTATACAGGGTAGAGGAGTACCAGTCTTTCACCGCCTGTCGGGTTATCTCGCTCTCAGCGTCGTTACGGTCTTTAACCGGGTCATCAATAACTGCGATGTGCGCCCCTCGACCGGTTATCGGACCCTGAACACCGGCAGCGACATATCCGCCGCCTTCAGCAGTGTTCCATCGCTCCGCCGACTGTGAGCTCTCGTCCATGTGTGTGCCGGGGAAGATGTTACGGTATCGCTCATCTTGCAGGAGCCCCCGCACTTTTCGGGAGAAGTCGACCGCAAGCGCTGCCGAATACGACGCGCCGATGATGTCGTGCCCGGGGTTGTGCCCTAGGTGCCATGCCGGGAACGTCTTCGAGGCAATCTCGCTGTTGTGCGTTGGTATTAGTTTTTTGCCCGCAAGATACAAGCCGTCGGCCGAGTCAACCTGAATACAGTGCCCTTGTTCGCCGTTAGGCTTATGTTCGATACTACGGATAGTAACCGCCCGGCGAAGCCCCGCGCGCTTAGGTATCTTTCTATCAATAGCCTGCGGTAGAGGTCTGGTCGGGTTAAAGCCCACAGTGTAAACCGCTAAGCGCCCTTGGATACCTGATGTACTAAGTGTCGGTTCTGTCCGATGGTAGTAAGGTCTGAAACCAAGCTCAGTCGCGAGGCGCATAACAGCCCTGAAAAGTTTTTCATTGGTTGTTGCATACGACAGACGACCTTTTTTATCGCAGCAGCCGTCAGAGTCTATAAGCCCCGCCAACAACTCCAAACGCTGTTCGATGCTCGCCACGAGGTACTCATCCGGGATATGTTTGTTATCTATAACGTCGAGCTCACGTAAGCGCGCCATCATCAAACCGCAACGGGTTCGTTTACCGTCGCTGCCAGTTTTTCTGTGCCCGTCGAAATACGTCGTATACACCCCGGTGTGTTTGTGTACGCAGACGGATGAAATTTTATGTCCGCACGCTACGACTTTATCGATCATCGGCTGGTCTTTTCTATCGTGTGTGATAGCTGCCTTACTCGAAGACCCGTCGCCAAGCCAGAGCCCTAGTACATATGGGTGAAGCGGTAGTGCTCTGTGGCTATACTCGACCGGAGATATATCGGGTAGTCGGGCGATGTAACGGGTCTTTTTACCTTCTGTTCGAGTGAGGTGTTTTGATAGCCACTCAGTGCTATACGTAGCAAACCCTTTCTTGTCGTGCGATACAGTCCACTCGTGGTTTTCGTGGCAGCGGACCTGCTCACCATTACTGAATGTTACCACCCAATCTGATGGGGTTTTCTCGCTCACAGCCAGTACACGCACCGGTCGTCCGCTCGGGTGGAACACGTGGTCGCCAGGTGCGAGCTCACCGTGGGTTTTCCACCCGTCAGTCGTCAGTATCGGTGTGCTATCCGCAAGTTGTTTTCCGCTCCGAGGCGGAAGGTACAGCATCAGTCGCGGAGACTTCTTATCCGCCACATCACGAGAAAACTGTTCGAGGCGCCGACAAATATCCGCGTGCACCCAACCGGGCATGTAGTCGTCGTTGAAGTACATGACGAACGGTAGCAGGTTACGTCTCGCTGCCTCACGACGGGCGAGCTCTTTTTGTGCTTCCTGCTCACGGTTAAATTCTTCCTCACGTTCTCGTGCTACACGGTCTTGTTCCGCGAGTAGTCGTCTCTCGCGATCACGGTCGTCGCGCTCCATCTGTTCGGCCGACTTCTGCGTTTCCGCTGCTACGATACCCTGAGCGCGGTCAGTACGACGGGTACTAAGTGGGTTACCCATCTTACGTGCACACGCTTGGCACACACCGTCAGAGAGTGTTGACGCCTCGACTGTTTTACGACAGCCGGGACAAATAACCGTTGGTACTGACACATACTTAGTCATGGGACACCTTATAGTCGCCCGGGTCGAGGTTGTAGGTCATACCGGTCAATTGTTGTAGTTCCTGGTCTGAAAGCATTTCCAGTTGTTTTTTGTTAGTAATCTCGACCTGTTTCTTCTCAGGTGCCGCTAACCCCCACAGTTTAACCATGGAATCCACCGCGCGGATTTCTTCGGTTGCATCAGCCGCGTGCGAGTGTGCATGGAGGTACATCATGTGTGCGTCAGCGCGGGTGAAGGTAATCTCAACCCCGTCACTGATCGCTTTCTCGCGTACACGCTCACGAAAATAGATGAGCGCGGAATCCAGTTGCGGTTTTTTGTCGTGGAGCGCATTCAGCTGTTCCATGTTGGTGATGCCAAGCTGCGCGCGTTTTGCAGCAGCTAAGGGGGTGAGCCCCCGTAAGCGATACTGGATATACAGCTCCTCTTTCGGGGTTAGTCGTTCGATGTCTAGAAGCGGGAGTTCATCCCTAATCTCAGGAAGTGATAACATATTAAGTGATATTATAGCTTGACAGGTGATAAAGAAGCAAGTAAGATGACACTACCAATCGGTAATTGCATGACTCTCCACTTTTATTAACATATTGGTTCCTTAAGTTAGAAGACTGACGTTGGCCCCCTTCGAAAGACGGGGGTCTTTTTTATCCTCAAAACTCCTCACAAGTTCGGAGCTCCGAGTACAGGTAAGTTTTTATCCTCAAAACCCCTCACAAGTTCGGAGCTCCGAGTACAGGTAAGTTTTTATTCTCGAAAATTTATAAAAATTTTTAACGTGCCCCTTGCGAGAGAAAGGGGTACCCTGTTCGGTTTTCATATACAAAAACCCCTGTCAGGCTTTGGGCGGAACTGACAGGGGTTTTTGTTGCTAGTCATAGGAGGTTAACTGTGCGAGCGGGATTATAACTTTATAGGTTATAATTGTCAAGGGGCGGGGGTAATTATCATTTATCAAATGTCAGGGGGCAAATGTTTCTTTCTATATGGGTGTCACTGTGAAAGCGGGGTATACGTTCCTTTTCGCTTTTTACTGACAAAAGTCAAAATTCAGGGCTTGAACCTACGGCCAAAAATTATAGCCGAGGGTGTAGGCCTATAAAACTAACCATCATAGAGGAGACAAAACTATGACAACTAACCAATCATTCAAGATGCTTATAGATGACCCACTGTTCGATTCACTCGATAGCAAACAAAGTGTCCACGAAATCGTGAGAGCGTTGGCGCTCGAGGGCGCAGAGTGGGGGTCCATCTACGACGACCATGTGTGTACAGAAGATAACGAGTCCTACTTCGAGTGTGCGGTAGAGGTGGATATGGACAGAATCATCGCCATGGAACGTGGCGAATTCGATTATGACTGGGCTTAACAACAAAGGAGAAAGATTATGAACAACATTCAATTAGCAGTAGCAATGGCTGTGTACGCAATCGTCGCGGCGTTAGTCTTAGCGGCGTGCTTTGCCATCTAACAGAGGAGTAATACCATGAACAAAGTTCAATTAATCGTAGCAATCGCTATGTACTTACCAATCGCAGCCATCACATTGATGGCTTTATTTTTACTCTAACAGAGGAGATAACACATGAAACTGAAAGACATCGTTGAAATCATCGGCGGAGCACTGGTCTTCGCCGCTGCGGTCTGTGTCGGCATCGCGTTTTTGTCGCTTGCTGCGTGAGAAGGGTCGCTGCCAAAGAACACTCGCAATGTTCAATGACAGCTAAACACAACAATCAAACTTTAATCAATCACCAATCAACTAAGGAGACTATCATGTCTAACACTACTTTAAATCAAAACATCTCTGTAATCAACCCTTCCGAAGAACTTATCAGAATCGTGCAGCTACGCGCTGAATATGTCAAAGAGCACGGAGACGCAAAAGGATTCTATTCCTTCATCATGCGCCAGTACCGCGAAAGTATCAACAACACACTGTATCGCGGTGTCTTCCAAAGTAAACAAGAGCGGTTTGAAAATCGTTTACTCGAAGCCTTACCACAAGCATTAAAGGTGGCAGAGGTGCTTGAGCTCGCGTTAATGACCCACTGTGCGAGATACGGGGTTCCATTGGATGGGCTAACTGTAGATTTACCGGTCTATGACCCGTTCCGTGACCCGAAAAAAGACGCACGCAAGTACAAACAGTTCCGTGCTACGGATAACGAGATGGATATTATTGACAAGCTCAGTGACATTGACATGGAAGCGGTAGAGGGGTTCTACAACTACTGGAAAAAAGGCCTTGTAAGTGAGAGTTTGCTCGCGGCGATGCCTGCTGACATGACTGCTTACGCCCGCACACTACTCGTAGAAGGTGCTGAGGATGCTCCGGCATGGAAGTTAATCGCTGCCATTGTCAAGGAGTGGGGTGAAACCTACCAAAAAACCAACTACGCGTCACCATTCCGTGCGCGCGCAGAGTTCTTGGCTAACCAAGAGGCAGGGTACAGTCTAACACCGAGAGCGGGAGAGCGTCGTGATTACAACCCTCAACTCCGCAGCTTTGACTATCAATACTCTACCGGTGAAACCGACCGCGACGATGAATCCAAGGAGTACCTCAACTGGTTCCGCGGCATGGAGGAGCGTTTTAATACCGTCGATACGGTCATTCGCAGTGGGGTGTTCAAAAAGCTCTGGGGTAAAGCAGTGAAACATACTGAATACGAGTATGGCGGTCGCAGTTTACTGCCAACATTCAAGGTTCGCCCGCAAAGCAAGTCTGAGATGGCTACACTCGAAAGTCTACTTCCTGATTATGAGCACTTTGTGTACGTCAGCGAAGACGGTCAAGTGTATGAGGACTTACGTAAAGAGTTCAGGTCAATCGAGGAAGCTATCAAAGCATTCCCGATTGAATCGCAAGCTGTCACTGCCGCGTACCGCCGCCGCAAAGAGAAACTCCTTGCAGAGGGTACAGAAGCTGACGCTAAACAGTTGGCGAGAGTTGAGACTGTCGCCGTGGATAGCGGTGTCATCGACCTTGACAGCCTGTAATACCCACTAACCAAGACCGAGGTGTAATGCCTCGGTCTTTTTAAATTTTCTCACAATCAAGGTGCAGACCCTAGTATGCCTCTACGAACCCCTACCCTCAAAATTGCAGTTTATTAATAGTTACCGTTCTCCGTCATAGAACACTGAACACTGAACACTGAACACTGAACACAGCCCCAGGTCAAAGGTAACTGTTTACACGACGTTGGTACGGGCTTGTAGTAAATGTCAATGTTCGCACCAAATCTCCGTTAATCCCGACCACTATCAACTGTCAACGTTCAGATGACACTGATAAAAGTCAATGTTCACATGACACTGACAGCGGTCTCCGTCGTCAAACCCTGAACACTGTTCCGCGTCAAATACCACGCACAGAGCCACGAACACAGGCCAAGTGATACAGACCTACAGCCTAGAACAAAAAATACAGTTATGGTTGATTGGCGAAGAAATAGGACAAAGGACAAAGGACAAAGGACAAAGGACAAAGGACAAAAAATATACAGTTTATACAGTGGTTCTGGATAAATATACAGTGAAAAAGAGCGTTGCTGAGTAAAAAGTGACCTGTCGCCAGAATTTACGAAAATTTGCCAGAATTATTGCCGGAATTGCCAGATTACTTTTTAACCATTGCCGGATTTTTTTTGTCAAAGACCCGCGTCAGCACTGGTTTGTTGCCGGAATTGCCGGAATCGCCGGATTTTTTCACTGCATTCTGCTGTAGTACTGTGTACACACTGTGAGAGCTCTTTTTCATTCTCTAGTCGGTAAACACGTCATAATTCCGGCAATTCCGGCAAGAGCCCTTGCCCCGCCTGTGCTCAGCCTGTTTTTTGGTTCTGGCAATTCCGGCAATTTTTGGGGAAATTCTGGCAATTCCGGCAATAATTCTGGCAACTGACCTGATGTCCTGTTCGTGTGTTTATACAGTGGTTTTCTAGTCCCTCTCAATACCCTGTACCGATTCATGCCCGAAGTCGCAGACTCCCAACCTATGATGATTGGTAAAAGGTAGGGTGGGGTGATAGAGCCGCACGAAGGAGTAGAGATAATGTAACAACGGCCAAATGGCGGAGAAATAGGGCACTAACCAATGACAGGTGGCAGATGTTATCGGTTAGTGAACATGAGAAGTGAACATGAGAAGTGAACATGAGAAGTGGTTAAAAAACAGCCGTTTTATACAGTGGTTTTTGTGAAAAACTGTATAAATGGCCAGTATCATCTGAAAAAAGACAAAAAACATAGATACGCGGAATATACGCGGAATATACGCGGAATTTCAAAAAATATACGCGGAATTTTTTCCCGGATACGCGCATTTGAAAAAACACTTTCCAGTGTTCATGCGGGTTGAACGCGGAATACGCAAAATACACGCTTTTTTTGACCGCATTCCACTGTAGGTGCTACACGCGTGTGTTTTAGGGTGATTTTCTTTTTTCTAGTCCAAGTACTATAAAAATCTGCGTATTCCGCGTATCTGCCAGTGTTGGCGCGGGTTCGTGCCACTTTTTGAATTTGCGTATTCCGCGTATATCTGCAAAAATTCCGCGTATATGCAAAAATTCCGCGTATCTATTTTATACAGTACTTTTGGCATCCAAAAAGTTAACTTTCAAACGTCGAATGCTTTACTCAAATGCCCCTTGTCCCTTGTCCCTTGTCCCTTGTCCCTTGTCCCTTGTCAAATATCCAGCGCACAGAGCCACTATCAGATGATAAATAATACGGACACACGGTACAGGGTAAATAATGCGGCTACGGTCGATTGAGACAGAATAAACGCCGCGAAAAAACAGATGGCTAACAAAGAAAGAGGATACGAAAAACACACCAGGTAACAGAGAGAATATGACAACACAAAAGAAAAAAAAGTGAGGAAAGAGGCGATAAACACACGAGAGTGGACAAATAATAGGCAATTCATACAGTGGTTTTTGTATTCTCATGTGTTTTTATACAGTTGTTACGGGCAGTGACACGTTTTTTGTGTCAGTACTGACAGAAATTGTGTCAGACATCTTGATTGTGTCAGAGGCTTTATACAGTAGTTTTTTGTCTTAGTTTCCGGTTTGATTAACGCTGCCTTCGTCCCTTGTCCCTCGCCAAACAATATAAGAAATAGTTATAAGACAAATAAAGCGATAAGAGAGCCATAGACGAAGGGAAAGAAAAAAGACGATTAAACATACCAAGTGACAAAGAAAACGCGACAGTGAGCGAATGACAAAGGAAAAAGAGTAGGACACTAACCAGTGATGAGTGACAGATGTTATTGGTTAGTGAACACAAAAAGTGACAGTAAAAAATGTCACAAATAAGTGACACCGCGTCACGCTTATACAGTAGTTCTGGATAGATGTACAGTGAAAACGGTTAGTGTCGACTAAAAAATGACCGTTGTCACTGAAAAACGTCAATTACTCAGATTACTACTCAGAATTGTGAGTAGTTTACTCAGATTAAAAACGGGGTTTCTCGAATCTGAGTAATGGACAAAGGTACGTGGCACAAGGCTTTTACTCAGAATACTCAAATATACCGGAATTTCGCGTTGCATTCCACTGTAGGTGTTACACACACTGTTGCACCTGTTTTTTTATTTCTAGCCAGTAAACATAACATAATTCTGAGTATTCTGAGTAGAACCCTTACGCTGACTGGCTTCAGTGGCAAAAAAATTCTGAGTAAATTCTGAGTACTACTCAAAAATTCTGAGTAGTGGATAAATTCTGAGTACTATTTAATGTTCATTTTATACAGTACTTTTTCAACTAACCCTCATAGGAGACAACAGATGAGTGAACATAACCTAAACCTACCTCAAGAACGTGCACCAAGTGACGATTTCGACTGGGAAGATGTGTATGACTATTGATTACCTTGTGCCCTATGCACAGGACGCCTGGCTCGCGTTCATGGCAGCTTACGCGTTCACCGGTCGTGCACGGCACCTCGTGTATGCCCTCGTGGCTCTGTGCATAGGTCTTGCACCGGTGCTAACAAACCCGGCTTATGCCGAAATGTTATTAGACTTATAACCGTTTCAGTTATATTATACCTCTTACATAAACAAAGGAGATTTTCCGATGAGTAAACAATACGACCTGACAGAGCTCAAACTCGGCGACATTATTGAGGCCAATAAAACTCGTTTCAGAGTAACCGATCTAGACTTAGAAGATGAAACCCGACCGGTAGAACTGACTTTAAAGAGTACAGACCTCCCGTCACCGGTACCTAAAGGTTTGTTCCTAGCCAACCCTGATAACCCGCAAGTTTTCACATTCACGGCGCCTAATGAAAGTTAGTGGGTAGAAAACACGCTTCTAGTGCGTTATGACATTGTCGATGACCGCGAAACCGTGAGACCAACCCTGTGCATCAAGCCCGGCAATTATTACCATACCCGCGACGGTAGAAAGGCGCAGGTTATCTCACACAGACCGGACAGTGACCTATATCCGTTTATCGGGATTATTTTCGGTACTGACGGTGTGTTCCGTGGCAAGATTGATACCTGGACAGCCAATGGCCGTGCATCCATGACCGGAGAATCTGATACAGATTTAATATCACTTTATTGTTAGGTGGCAAAGATGGAAACAGTAAAAGATTACTGGTTACAAGCCAAAAAAGATTGGTCGAATGCCGCGACAAAAAAAGCGTGCGAACATGTACTGTTGAATATAAAAAGGCCATTGATTTAGCAGTATTCAAACACACACTCTATGTAAAATTGCCGTCTGGCCACGCCCATACAGACACAGAACCAGCCTCGCCACATATCGATGTCGCGGGTGACCTCGTTCTACCGACATATTTTTGTCCTGTGGATGGGCTGGTTGATATGCTAAGAGGTTTAGATGTGTTTAAGGGTCTATCTGTAGTGCCATTAACGGACGAACGTCACATAGCAGTAGAAATAATCAATTAATATCAACCACTTACCGGTAAAAACACCGATTAACTTTTATAGGAGAATTTATGCAACAGTATAATCTAAAAACCCTAAAAGTAGGCGACGTCCTAGACCTAAAACATGCGACCTTTGTTGTTGACGATATTGACCATGACGACATCGAATACCCAATCTCCCTTCGCCTGTCAACAATTAAATCCGCCGATTACAAATCCCTTACAGCCGACCCTCATGGTGCAAAATTTGACACGGTTGGCACTAGCTGGTGGCTACATGTGGGCAATCTAAGTGACTTCGGGGTTACCGACCACGAGGTTGCTCCGACCACAGGTTACAATCTAGACACCCTGAAAGTAGGCGACATTGTAAAGACCCCGCATGCAGAATTCGAGGTTGAATACGTGTACCCCACCGCCGATAAGTACCCACTGTCCTTGCGTCTGAAATCGATTCTCTCATGTAAGTACAAACCGCTTGATGCCGCTGCTAACACACACAAACCCGGCAAATGGTTTTTTAACACTGTAGGTGATTCTTATTACCTGATGCATGAAGCACTCCCTGATTTCGGTATTAGTACTAATCTGCCGGAAGCTGACATCGGCCTTAACGACCTCCCGGCACCGTTCTACCCCGAACATGATGAGGAATACTACTCGATTACGTTAACAGGTATCACCGGGTCCGTGGCGCGATTTACCGACGCTTCGGTTATCACCGAGGGCAACTGCTTCCGCACGGAGGAAGATGCACAGGCCTGGCTTGATGCTATGAGAAGTCGTCGCGGTCCGAAAAAAGATTAGTTTTACCTGTAGTTATAACCGAAGGAGGTATATTATCACTTTTAAAGTCTCTACCCGCGTGATGGATGGGCAGCGCTTCGTAACCTATACAGGGGTTCATAACGGTGCCCCTGTTCATTACAAAGCGTTACCGTTCAGGGACGGATTGAACATTTACGTGCGCCCGAGAATGAGCCATCGCGGGCACAATTTTAATGAGTACAGATTTCTAACGCGCTTGCCGTTTGACTCTGTTCACAGTCGCGACTTCGAGTACATCTATCAGCAAGCGCTGGCCTATACAAAGGGGTTATAAAAATGACTTATAGCAGTGATCGTACGTGTTACCGCTGTCGTAAACAACTACCGCTAACCACTGACAACTTTCGGTGGTTAGATTCCCTTGACCGGTATCACTCGTGGTGTCGTGACTGTGAGCGCGAGCGTGCGCGAGAACGGTACAAAAACCATAAATCACCGGAGCGTGATAAGCGATATGCAATCACTGCTATACGGTGCTACGTCCGTAAATACGGAGAAGGAATCATTAAGGAGGCACTAGCATGTACCCGTTAACTTCATCATTTGACAATGAGACCGGCTATTGTCGGTCTGAACAGTTCTAGGAGTTTTTACAAGAATTACTTACCAAGCGTCCGGACTGGGTGTTTATAACCGAAGACACGGACTATGTCACCCGGGAAGATGGTGTAGATATGACAATCGTCATCAGCCACGAACGTTCACACTCGGAAGACATTATCGATGTAATTATCCGTAGTGCCGGTACTCGTATTGGCACAATGACAATTTTCCGTGAACAAGCACTAGACACACTCGGTCTTCGAATCGACCTACACAACGACCGCACCTGGGGCATGGGGTGTGACCCACAACTCGTTGAACGTGCACTACAACGGTATGTAAATGCGACCGCCATTACACCGGTAATCATATTTGATGTGTGCGACGGAGCAGTTCAGGTGCAGGCGGATTTTAGTGTGAATTCTGAACACTTATTTATTGATTTCACCGTTGACGAGTTCCATGTAGGCGAGGCGTTTCTTGTCCGTGAACCGTGGCGGAATTTACAACAAATTTTAACTGACTGGAAGAATAAATAACACACATTGAACAGGAGACACAAGGCAGTGAAGACACGACAGACTCTAGCCCCTTACCTAGTGCCGGGGACGAATAACCTCGACCTAGACAAACTCAAAGACCTGGTAACCATTTACCTGCGTAACGACAAATTTCTGTACTCCGCGCTTATGTGGATGAACCGTGGCGCGCTTGTCTCCCGCGCCTTATCCCGAATCGTAAGCGTGGAGACAGAAACCCAACTTACACCGTTTGCTGCCTACACAGCGCTTCATACCTGTGACAACGGTCAGGCGGTATATGAAGAATTACAACAGCTCGCAGCAGATGAACGCGAACATAGAGAACAGGAGACCTAACCATGACAAACGCAGCCCCACAACTACTCCGAGATTATCCGGAGAGAGTGTTTCTTGGTAATCATCCCGATTTCGGCGATATGTATCTTATCCGCCCTGAATGGGAGTGTGATTGGTACTGGTCGTTTGGTTATTTGCGGCCGGTATCCGATAACGTTAGAGACTGGTTCCACACGCACCTTGACAGTGTCTTAAATGATACTGGCAAAATGTGGTATGACGCGCTTAACCATGTTTTCGGTAAGTCACTAGCAATACCGACCGTACCTGATGAATTTGATATGCCGCTGAACAGCGACTGGCGTCTGTGGCTGTTCTTGGAGATGATTAAATCTATCTACTTCCACAAAGAAATGGCAGAAGTATTAAACCGCGGCGGTATGCACTTATCGAACAACCCGCACGCAGGTCTGTTAAAAGACCCGGAACGGGTACATAAAATTAACTACGAAATTATCCCGGCGCTCATTGACACGTTCTATGTCGCACTCGGTGTTGTCGACCCATTACCCGGTATTGACTACGGTTATGGATGGAAGAAAGAAAACGAACGCCGCGAGATGGCAGTAAAGAACATGGAGAACATCTAATGAAGGTAGTTAAGCTGGCTAATAACGCCATAGTTATCGTAGAAGGCTCTGAGTACAAATGTGTGTCGTATGAAACCCACATGGCGACATACGACCACAGTGAAACATCTATCCAAATTTTGCGGGTATTTAGGCATCACTTATCCGGGTAAACAAAAGTTTTTAGCGTTTGCTCGAGGAGATATAAAGCTATGATTTTGGAGAACACCGTGAATCTTAAAGATAGAATTAAATCGGCGCAAGAGCATGGACTCAAATATATCATGCTCGATGACGATTACCGCGACATTGTTCGTGAAAACTGCCCAACACAAAGAGTCTACCGCATTATGGCGGTAAAAAACTTTGTTGCCGACAACAAGAACGTCACCGAGGGGCGACTTGGCGGGTATATCGCCTCTGATAAAAATTTATCCCATGAAGGTTCTTGCTGGGTTTGGGGTAAATCCATCGTAATGGATAGTGCTACCGTCGTTAAAAACGCTCAAGTAATAGGAGATACAACCCGAATATACGACTTTACGCATATCTTTGATGATGCGAAAGTCATTAACTCGGTGGTATATAGTGGGACAGCGGTCTTTGGTAGCGCACAAGTAAGAGATTCCTCGATATACGCATCTAGCCTTATTTCCGGTAATGCGGTTGTGAACTCGACAACCATTAATAAAATGGCCCGTATACAAAACACCACCTGTTTACGTGGCTCAGTAATTGGCGCCACAAAAAGTTCCGGCAGCGAATCAATCAAAATTATGGCGGGCGACTTTGTCGATGCACAGATTGACTCCCAGAATGATTTTATTGTGTTCGAGAACGTCGGTATGGAGAAAGGGCACCTAACCATTTACAAATCAAAAAAGGGTGTGCTAGCGACCAGAGGCTGTTTCCTAGGCTCGTTGTCGCGATTCCTGAAAGTGGTCGAAAAACGCTTCGCTAGAATCAAAAAATCTGACCCGGATTACAAAAAACACGCCTTGGTTCGTGCCGAGTATCATCAGATGGCGGCACTTGCTGCGCGTCGGATTACCGGGCGTAAGATCATGAGTAAGTATTATAAGGATAGCCTATGATTAAGTTTCTTCTCTCACTGTTCCGCACAGTGAAAACGGTCCGTATCGGCATCCCTTATCGTGAGGTTGAAGTAGGTAACACACACTACGGAGAGTACCTGCAACGAGCAACTGCCGACTTACGTAAATGTTATCCACAGATTCTCTACCTCGTAGAAACAAGACAAGGCTCGGAGTGGGTAATTCGATTCTCATTTATCTCAACAAAACACGATGCAGAACTGATGGCGAGTGTCGTTAATCTGTTCAATGATTTCCTAGGAGTTTCATACACAGTATTTAAGGATTAATTATGCAAACCAAATTCAGCGCACTGGTCGGTTGCCCGGTAACGGTAGAAGTTGTTAAAGAGCATAGAGATTTTTTCCGAGTCCGTGCGACAGTAGCGCCACTAGCAAGTAACACAATCATACAGCCGGGATCATACGTCCTGTTTGAATTAACAACCGACACGGAGCAGTTAGCCGAAGAGCTTTATAAAGAAGCATTACTAAAAGTCCGCGAGTTGTATTTATGGCTCAAAGACATGGAGGGTCGCGGTTAATGTCTCTACTCATTGCACGACTTTTACAACGCGAGCCGGTATCACCCTACAAGGAGATAATCGAGTCTCTCGAGCAACACCCGGAACAGTGGACACAAACCTGTTATATGGTGACACACAAAAACTCAGGCATAGGTTTATGGATAGGGTCCGGATTTATGTATTTCAGCTTCTATCCTAACGATTTACCGATACCATTTACCCAAAAATACCGTCTATGGAAGGCGGTCAGAGAGCTACCGGCAAGAGAAATAACACACCAACATATTGAACGTAACGCGGGGGTCACCGATGGCAATGAGTAAAAACCGCCGTAAAAACGGCAAAGTTGTCCGCTCAGACCGCAACAAACGTATGCGAGTACAAGCGGCCTACGACCTTAAAAACCTCGTTATCTCTAACTGCGTTGACCGACAAGAATTAGAAGGCGGTCGCACAGGCCTACAACCTCGGACTGTGGTCTATGACCGCAAGCGTCAACAGACGACAGCAATCAGCAAACTCCGAGAGGTAGCACTAAAAACTGAACGGTGGAAATGGAATATTCACAGTGGCGTTGTTTGCCGCAATCCAGACGGGGAAGTGTACCTCGACAAAGAAGAAAACATCTTTACACAAACCGAGGTTACACTCTCTGAACTTAACGATTATATTGCGGAATCGCTAGTTGACCGATTCGAGAAAGCCAACCCAAACCACAAGCTCACTATGTTCTGGGTGGCAAGCCCCTATGACATGGGCGATGTACCGCTAAGAGCCGTCCTAGCACCATTTCACGTGTACAACGTCCTTGGCTCGATGCTAACAAAATATGAGACAGACAACATTGAACACCGAGTTGTACACTTCAAAGCCGACACACTTGCTGACTTCGAGCAGTGGTTTATCGGCCAACGTCGCCACCGTGAGCTATTAAAACAGACACGATTACTAAAAATCCGATTTGAGCCAACAGGCAAGAAAATGAAAAAAGGCGAACTGGTGAAATTCCGCGAGTGCCTGTCTCCACACATACCGGATTTTCACCCGTTTGCCACCCCACAAGGTTTCGCTGCACAACCGATTGAGCTTAGTATCGACGGTTTCAAGGCAGCAAGCATTTTAACTTTGCTCGACCCGCCACCTGCATGCCTTGACGTATACACGGAAGAAGTTATGCAGAACGGAGCAAGAAACGCAATTAAGTTCTACAACCTGGAGGGATAACATGTATTTAGTTACATTCCACGATACAACCGCAATCGTCGCAGATTCAACAATCGAACTCCGCGAAAAACTAAAAGAATTACTCCGCGTACAGCGGAAACAGACAGAGGATATGGTCGTGTTTAATGCCACCATTAACGGCGTCAACCACTCATTCGGTATCCTAGTTAAAGATGTTATCTCACCGGAAGAAGCCGAAGACCATATTATGAATCATTTCCGCGCTCTCGCGAAAGCGACAGGTAAGTATAGATTTTATCAAGAGGTAAATTAATGGCCCAATTTGACCCGGAGGCGTTAGAAAAACGTGTCGACGCGCGTTTTTCTGCTATGGACGCCGCACTTAGTGCACTCGGCGAACAGCGGGTATACCAAGTATACCTCGCAGATTCCCGTAAACTGGCAAACGAACTTCGTGCCGAGGAAATCACAAAAATGGCCGCTGAACACGAAGAAGCACAACTGGAATTTTTAATCGAACGGGAAGAAGCAAAAAATGGATGTGACAATCGATATTGAAACTTATTATGACAGTGAGTATAGCCTAAAAAAGATGACGATGACCGAATACATTCGTCACCCAAAATTTAAACTACAAAGTCTCGCGATTAAGGTCGAAGACCAAGAAACACAATACTATGATACAGAAAACATACCACAAGCGATTGATTTTCTTAGCAATTTACCGAGACCGTGGACATTTGTTGGTCAAAATACGGCGTTCGACGCAGCTGCATTAAACTGGCATTACGGTGTGCGCCCTGACATGTACGCTGACACCATGTCAATGTCCCGCGCATATTGGCCAGGCGAATCCGCGTCGCTCGATGCACTGGGTAAACGGCTATTCCCGAATGACCCGAGCCTGCATAAAATTCACGGCACCCTTGAATCATTCCTGGGCGTGGAAACACTAACGCCCGAACAGCACGAACGGATGGCTATCTACAATAAGCGAGATGTAGATTTAACTTACCGCGTGTATAAAACATTACTAAGTTTTGGTTTCCCGGAAGAAGAACTCTATCAAGTACACATGATTATCCGTATGTACGCTGAGCCAATGTTCGTGACCGACGCGCCGTTGTTACGTGAAGCAATACACGACGATGTGACGGAGACAGAAAACGCAATCGAACGTGCCCTTGAAGCGGTCCGTCTACGTGGTGTGCCGGACACATTCGACTTACCGTTAGACGTGAAGTTATTCAGCAGTAATCCTCGTTATGCCAGATTACTGTCCGAAGTCTTCGGTCTCAAACCACCGATGAAAACAAACGCCAAAGGTGCGGCAACCTACGCCTTTGGTAAAAAAGATGTGCCATACATCCGCTTCAAGGACGATAACCCGGAACTCGAACCTATTTTTATCGCCCGTGAGTTGGCCAAGTCCACTATCTCCGCCACCCGCGCGCAGACCCTGCTTAATTGCAGTAATGATGGTGCATTACCGCTGCCGGTGCCATTGAAGTATTACGGGGCGGCGACGGGCAGATACAGCGGCTCTGACGGCATAAACCTCCAGAATCTTCCTCGAGGCTCACGCCACCGCCTTGCTCTCTGTGCCCCTGATGGGTATCAAGTGTATGTTGCAGACTCGAGCAATATTGAATGTCTCCACGGAGATGGACTTGTGCTGACTGATTCGGGCCTGAAAAAACTCAAAGACATTAAACTATCAGACCGTCTATGGGACGGATTAGAGTGGATAACCCATGACGGAGTGATATGCAAAGGAGAACGCGATGTCATCACGTACAAAGGCATTACGGCGACACCTGACCACGTCGTCTATCTTGCCGACGGGACCAAACTACCGCTGGGCGAGGCTATGTCAACTAAAGCGGATCTGCTGGTTGGAGAAATTGGCGGGCAAGCGATTCGGGAAATGGACAGTTCTAGACAAACCAATACCGCTAGACACGAGCAAAGTAACCCTGCATGTGCGGTGCGATTGTGGCAAAGAATCGTTAGTAACTGCATCCGACCTAGAGCATGGAAAATCAACGGCTTGCAAAAGCTGTGGAAATTCGGATTATCCGGACATACCAAAAAAACCAAGGGTGCAATTACAGCGTCGCTACAATGCAATGACAACAAGGCTGAAGGCCAACAAGCCGTCGTCAAAGACCTACAAGGGGGTAGAAAACCGATTCGAATCTCCGGCGCACTTCGTACGTTATCTATGGCAATTAATGCCGTTACCGGATTATTCTGGACTGGAAGTCGACAGAATAGATACGAACGGCCACTACGAGGAAGGGAACATACGGCTAGTGAACCGCGAACAAAACGCACAAACAAGACGCTGCAACATGGTAGTAAGTTACGACGGTCAATCAATGTCTGTCAGCAAATTTGCCAGAGACTATTGTCCCGGTCGGCACCCGTCAACAATATTATTGTGGCACAAACAGGGGCTAACACCGGAACAGTGCATAGAAAGAGCCAATCTTACACCAATCAGACCTCGAAAACAGAAGTCTGGGACATCATAAACGCGGGCCCACGAAACCGATTCACCTATAACGGTTACATCGTCAGTAATTGCCGTGTGAATGCGTCATTTGCTAATCAAAACGATCTCGTTGAAGCCTTCCGACACGGATTCGACGTCTACTCCAACTTCGCTGAGGAGGTTGTATACCATTACCCGGTATCGAAAGCTACAAAAACTGAACGTAACGTAGGTAAAACCTGTATCCTAGGCCTCGGTTACGGTATGGGTGTCCTACGATTCCAACAAACGCTACAGTCAGGACCGATGGGTGCACCACCAATGGAGTGCTCACTTGAACTAGCACAGACCTGTGTCTACGGGTACCGCAATAAATACCCGGAAATTGCTCGTAGTTGGCAAGTAGCCCAACAGATGCTCCTTGCAATGATGGACCCGAAAATTGACCTGCAATGGGGCCCGCTCCGTGTTATTCACAACGGCCTGTTGCTCCCGAACGGGTTATTCTTATCTTACCCGGGGCTGCGATTCAATGATCTCAACGAGCTCGAGTACTGGAACGGTAAATTCTGGAAAAAAACCTACGGCGCCAACCTGATTGAGAACATCTGTCAGTGTTTAGCCGGCATAGTTATCAAACAGGCGATGAATAACATCGACCGTTGGTTGGTTGAAAATGACCTCGGACGCATTGTGCTACAAGTCCACGATGAAATCATCGTCATTGCCAAGGACAACGACCCGAGATACTCGCCTGACGACATCCAGGCTAAAATTCAGGAGTTTATGTGTGTTTCGCCGACCTGGATGCCGAACCTCCCGCTAGATTCCGAAGGGGGGTATGCAAAAAATTACTCAAAATAGTAGTTTTGTATGAAAAAATTTAATTTAAATTATAACCTAAAGAGTTATACTATATCTCTTTAGGTTCTACTTATACCCGGAGACCATTATGGACGACGTTGACATTACCGAAAAACATTCGACCTTTTTACTTGAGACCGCATTAAACACGCGAAAGCACGCTGGTGCGCTAAAACCAACAGGTTTCTGTCACTACTGTCATGAGCCAACAGACAAAGTCTTCTGTTCAGGAGAGTGTCGAGATGATTTTGATTGGGTACAAAAATGCAGATCACGTTCCTAAGCGCCAAAATACCGCTCCATAAGGTCTTCAAGTCAGATGAAGTCACCTCTTACCCGCTGGCGAAAAACTTCACCAGCCACATGGAAGATGTCGACACGCTTGAAGATTATGCTAATAAACTGCGCGAACACGCAGCGCTTAATCACTGCCTCTACAAAGGCCCATTAAAATCGCCACTGGTTAACGAATCCCGCGCCAATAAGACCGACACAATCGCTGAAACACGTGTCATGGTGCTTGACGTGGACGGTTTACCTATCGGTGGCATGAGCTTAAAAGGTGAGTTTGGTGCCGAACGCCTGACCGCAGTCACCAAAGAAGTCATTAAAGACATCCCTGAGCTTAGAGATACAGCCTTTGTAGCCTGTGCATCAAGCTCGTGCGGTATCGCTGACACCGCTCGTGTACATCTGCACTTTTTCTTAGACCAGGCTATTAGTCCTAAGTCACTGAAAGAGTACATCAAGCACTTAAACTTAAAGTATTTTGCCGACAAGCTCACTGTTACCGCACACGGTAAAGCGCTTAAATGGTTAATTGACCCATGTTTAGCTGACAACAGCCGAATCATCTACATCGCGCCACCGGCATTTGAGGAGGTTAAGAACCCGTTTACAGATAACAGCCAACGCGTCGTCGTCGTACCGGGACTAAGACAGCTCGCCTCTATCTCGAGTGAGGTGGCAAAGCTCGACTTAGAACAAAACGAACAGTTACAACAGGCGATTATAACTAAATGTTATAAAGATAAGGGTCTCAAGTACACTAGAGCATCCTATTCAGTCATCAGTAACAACAAGGTCATTAACAACCCGTCACGCATGAGTATGCGTTACGCTTACCATAGTGATCGCTTTTGCTACTATAACGTAGGGCCGACTGGCGACAGTAATGCTTATTACGTACACCTATCCAACCCGACGATTGTTTATAACTTCAAAGGCGAAGACCCATTCCTCTTTGAGGCTGCTGACCCGGATACTTACGCCGAGCACCTTGAACGGTTCAAAGGACACACGCCAGCAAAAGAAGACAGAGATACTGAAAAACGTCCTATGGTTTTTCTAGAAGGTGCGACCAACTACCTATTGACTTTATATTCGCCGGATGAAGACGCCATTATCATGGATGAAACTGCCACCGACAAAGGTAAAGCAGAGTTATGGTTTAACCATTACGGCCGTACGCTTCCGGAGCAAGTACCACCGGCAAAACTCTTATTCGACCCAACGACAACTAAGCCATTTACCGAAGACCCGCTCACAGGGTACACGCTGGTGAACACGTTCAGACCGACCGAATATATGCGCAAACAATATGAAGCACCGGTCGAAGGTATCGAATACAACACCGCAACCATGTTGCAGTTCGTGTGCCCGACCATTTACAAGGTCATTTCACACATGCTGGCATACGATGACCAAGTGATTTGTCACTTCTTAAACTGGTTTGCGTATATCTTTCAGACCCGCAAAAAGGCCCAGACCTGTTGGGTACTACAAGGGACACAAGGCACAGGTAAAGGTATCTTCTACCGCACCGTGTGTCGCCCGCTCTGGGGGGAGAAGTACGCTTACGAGAAGCAACTCAGTAACTTTGAAGACGACAAGAACGGCTGGGAACGCTACGCACTATTAGTGTTGATTGACGAACTCAATATGAAAACCTTGAGCAATCACAAGAAGACCGAAGCGTCACTCAAGTCCTTAATCACCGACGATGAACGTACGCTTCGCGCAATGCGTAAAGAGCAGGAGCAGATTCGCTCATACGCGTCCTTGATTATGTCAACTAACGATTTAAACGCGTTGACAATCCCGGACAACGACCGTCGATTTAATGTCGCCCCTCGTCAAGAGGTCATGCTCAAAGATGCGTTCCCGGAATTTATCTATGACCGTGAGAATGTAGATAAAGCACTTGAGAGTGAAATCGAAGCGATGGCTGCGTTCCTGCACAACTTCAAAGTCAATATTCCGCAAGCATTTATTGCGCTGAACAACGAAGCCAAACAAATGGCCCGTGAAGCAGGTAAAACGTCGAGTGAAGCGTTCTTTAGTGCGGTCCGTCGCGGCAACTTGGATTACTTCACCACAGTGCTAGAAGCTCGTGAGGTCGACCCGACTATGGCGAGTGTCGCCGCCCGTTGTCGGACGGTGGTGCTCAAATGGTTGCACGATGCCAAGTTCGAACGTCAAACGTTCGTCGAAAACGAAGAATTACGCATTATGTACCACTTCGTCGAAGGTACGCGAGAGATGACCGCAAACAAGTTCGGTCGTCTGTTGTCAGCGAACGGGGTTGAGAGTAGGAGACAACCTTCCGGAGCCCGCGGTACCCGTGTCACTTGGTACATGCCAAAAGACCAAGTCGACGCCATTGTTAACAGTCTGCCAAACGAAGAAAAAACAAAAGTCGAGATGGCGACTCAAGTTATCCACCTCAATCAAGTAGGAGATAGATAGTGCAATTCACCCCGAACGGTAAAGTTGGCAAAGCGGTAGAGAAATCTGCCGCCCCTGAATCAGATACCAAGGTCTTTATACCAAAACCACATAAAAAGAAAGACGAACTCGAAACCGACCTTAACCTCGGACCAGTGCCAAGCTGGTCGTTCTCGAGTTTAAGTAAGTATGAGCAATGCCCGCGCTCGGTAGCATTCAGTCGCATCGATAAAATTTACGAACCGACATCACCTGCCGCCGCTCGTGGAACAGAAATCCATGACATCGCGGAGAAATATGTTCGTGGCGAAATTCCGACAGACATCCCCGTTCCGCTTAATAAATTCACCCGTGGGTTTGAAGCCTTACGCGAAGCCTATACCGAGGGTAAGGTTACTTGCGAGGAGAATTGGAAGTTCGACACACACTGGTCGGTATTAGACCCTGACGAAAAAGCCTACTGGGCGATGTTCAAACTCGACTGTTTCTATACAGAAGGTGACGGCTCAGCGCTGATTATCGACTACAAAACCGGTAAGAAATTCGGTAACGAGCTCAAGCACGGTGAACAGGGTCTGGATTACGCCATCGCTGCATTCATGCGTTACCCAGAACTGGACTTTGTAAAAATTGAATTCTGGTACGTGGATAAGGGCGAGAAGTTAATCCGTGAGTACACCAGACAACAAGCACTCGCGTTCCGCCCGCAACTACATAAACGCGCGGTGATTATGACGACCGCAACCGAATTCCCGGCAACCCCGTCCGCTAACGCCTGCCGCTTCTGCTGGTACGGCAAAGAAGGGCATTGTAAAAATTATTTCGATGCCTCAAACATCTAGGAGGAGACTACTATGATTCCAGCCCCATTCACCCACCAGAAAGCGGCTACCGAGTTCTGGCTTACACATCCGCGCATGTGCAACTTCTCTGACCCGGGCACCGGCAAAACTCGAGCGACTCTCGATGCCATTGCTGCCAGAAACACAGGTAAGCGCGCACTAGTCGTAGCCCCGCTTTCTATTCTTGAAGCGTCATGGGGCGCAGACATTAAAAAGTTCACGCCTCAGTTAACTTATTCAGTTGCCGACGCCAAGAACCGTAAAAAAGCATTCGCCGCTGACACTGACATCGTGCTAATTAACCATGACGGCGTCAAAGCCCTCGCCGATGAGCCAGGCCTCTTGAAAGATTTCGACACCCTCGTCGTTGACGAATCTACTGCTTATAAACATCGCACCAGCACGCGGTCAAAAGCGATGGCAAAACTCGCGGGCTACTTCACTTATCGTGTGGTATTAACCGGGACACCGAACTCAAACACTGTGACCGACCTCTGGCATCAACTCTACCTTGTGGATGACGGTGAGCGCCTAGGTAAAAACTTCTTCGGTTTCCGTGCACATGTCTGTGAACCTCGAATTCTGGCTGTGGGCGGGAAGCAAACTACTAAGTGGGTAGACAAAGAAAAGGCCACGGCGCTTTGTACTGCAATGACAGCAGACATCACGTTCCGAGTGAAATTCGAGGACGTAATCGAAATTCCGCCGAACCACGTCCGTACTATCTACACTGAACTGCCGCACAAAATCATGCAGCAGTACCGTGAATTTCAACGCGAATCCGTGCTCATGCTCGAAAGTGGTGCGATCAGTGCGATGAATGCCGGTGTACGTCTGCGTAAATTACTCCAACTACTGACAGGTGCAGTGTATGACGAACAAGGCCAAGCACATGTAATCCATACAGAGCGGTATAAACTGGTGCTTGACCTAGTTGAAGAAACCGACCACTGCGTCGTCGCTTTTAACTGGCGGCACGAGCGGATTGCATTGACCGAAGAAGCGACTAAACGAAAATTGGCATTTGCTGTAATTGACGGTGAAACACCCGCCCAGGAACGCGCAAAAATTGTTGATGACTTCCAATCAGGCAAATTACGAGTTGTCTTTGCACATCCACAATCAGCCGGCCACGGACTGACACTGACCCGCGGTAACCGCACCATCTGGGCATCACCAACTTATAACGCCGAACACTATCAACAGTTCTGCCATCGTATTTATCGGGCAGGGCAGACGCGCAAGACGGAAACTATCCGAATTGCTGCAACCAACACAGTCGAGCTTGACGTCTACGACAAGCTCGGTGTGAAACTCGACGCGATGGACGAGTTATTATCCTACGCCGCATTAACTACTAACTTTAAAAAGAAAGGCTAACTTATGACAACCATCAATTTTAACTACGACCGTACCTTAAAAGCTATTCAAAAACTTAAATTGCTTATCCAGCGTCGAGCCGTGTTCGCAGACACTGCTAAATCTGCTGAACAGGAAGCGGAACTCAAAGCCCGACTTACCGAATTAGCCGAATACCCGGAGGCCGTTGAAGGTATCGCGGACACCGCTCGCCAGCTACAGGCACTACGCAAGAACCGCGAACAACAGGCAGATAAGTTAGCCGAAATCGACGAAACTATCGGCAAATTGAAGTTCATCATCAGTAACGAACTTGAAGCAGTTGAAGTCACTGAACGTGTAGCACAGCCGGAGGATTTTGGACTATGAGCGAATCACAAACTTTAGAAACACTCATTACAGAGTACCAACATATCCGTGCACAGCGCCAAGAGCTATCAAAAACTGACAAAGCCCTTAAAGAACAGCTAGACGAAATCGAACTGCAACTGATGGTCGCGCTCGATAAAACCGGTCTAGACAACGCCACTGTCCGCGGTGTCGGTCAGGTGATCAAGTCCCAGGAGATTGTACCGAATATCACTGACTGGGATGACTTCAACGCCTTTGCCCGTGACAATGACATGTTATACCTATTCCAGCGCCGACTAAATGCAACCGCCTACCGTGAACTGCTGGCGCAAGGGGTCGAGGTCAGAGGGCTAGAGCCTACAACGGTGACGAAAATCACTGTACGTAAGGCCTAAAAGTTGATTTTTAACTTGTTTTATAACCTATAAAGTTATAAAATGCACTACGTGGGTTTAAATAGAACCCACCATATATCATATAAAGGAAACATCTACCATGACTAAACAAACTCAAGCATCTGAATCTACCGCAGTAATGGCTTTTAACCCGGCAACTATGCTCGCTGCACAAGCAATTGCTGACGCGGGCTTAGGAAACGAAAATGTCGCTGCCGAAGACCAACTTATCCCACGCCTAGTACTGCTACAGGCGATGTCGCCGGAAGTCACACGCGGCAGTGAAAAGTATATCGGGGGTGCACAACCAGGCTTACTCATGAATACGCTTACCGAAGACTTCTTCGAAGCGGTGTACTGTGTTAACTTGCACTTCACTCGTGAATACACCGTATGGCGTAAACGCGACGCGGGCGGCGGTATGTTGGGGTCATTCGACACCGAAGAATTAGCACGCGAAGCATTAAAAGACCCGACTATTGACCCGAAACAATACGACATTCAAGAGACTCACAATCACTTGTTGGTGTTGTTGGACGAGAACGGAGAAATTAAAACCCCGGTCTTATGCCAGATGTCAGGCTCCAAGTTACGTGTCAGCCGTCAATGGAACTCCATGCCGCAAATCCGTGAAGCTGCTCGTTTTGCTTCGGTGTGGACACTGTCCAGTAAACCGGCGAAAGCCCCGAACGGCGCGGTGTATTACAACTTTGACATCGAATTTGCAGGTAACGCAGGCGATGCGTTATACGCACAACTAAAGAAAGTGTACGAAGACTTTGGTCTCATGAAACAATGATAGAGTCTGAGTTCACGAGGGCGGTACATAAGCATTTACCGCCCGACATCTGGGCGTGGAAAATCTGCGATGAATACATGGGCGGAATTCCGGACGCGTATTATCGTAGTAAAGTTACGGGAAAAGCACTCTGGATAGAGTACAAGTACCTACAGAAACTCCCTGTAAAAGATTCTACGCTCATTGTACCCGCACTAAGTGGGCTACAAAAGAAACTGCTACAAGAGACCGTAGACTGTGGACAACAAGCCATGGTGATTGTAGGTTTCAAGAGCGCCGGGGCCATTTACACCTCACCGGAGGAATGGCTTAACGGGCTACCAAAACATGAATTTGAGCGGCGGCTGAAGTCGTACAAACAATTGGTAGAAGCTATAAAGGCTGTATTGTAAAAAAGTTTATGTCATAATCACCGTCGCTTATAACTACGGAGATTATTTTATGCAATATTCAAATACTTCCGGCATCCCGACAGGGACACCGGTTTACACGTCAGACCTTCATCGCAAAGTTGTTGAAGCCTTCAATAATTTCAAGCGGGAGACCGGCAACGGTCAGCAGTACGTAGCCGATAAGATGGGTATATCTCAGCCGGCACTATACAAGTACTTACGCGGAACACTAAAACTGAATCAATCATTCTTAGAGCGTTTCACGAAAGCCCTTGGCATCCGGCTAGATACCTTTGTTGTTGACACATACACCAGACAAAATTTACCGATAAAATACCTTTTGTCAGGCAAAGAAATTACTAAGGAAATCGAGATTATGGCTTTAAATGTGGTTGATTCGGTATTCGGCATCGAAGTTGACACACCAACATCTAAATTACGCCGCGGCGCGGTGCTCATGGTTGATAAAAACCTGAGTTGTTGCGACCTCGACAATGTCGTTTTAATGACGGACGAACGGATTATCTTCGGCGTCCTTGAGTACAAACCGGACATGTACGCTTCTTCGTGGGCAGTGCGTGAGGAAGTTGACGAGCATACTGCCCGTTATCACGAACTGAAAAGAGGCGACAAAGTCTATCACGTAATCGGTATCCACTTCTCACGAGTGGGGACAGAACGCAAGATGACACTATGACAGACAAAAAACTACTAAAACTTAACGATATTCGTAACATTTACAATATCTCCAAAACCTCCATCTGGCGTCTACGTAACCGGGAAAGTGACCCTTTCCCGGCTCCGCTGGAGACGACCTTTAAACATAACACCTGCTTATTCGACGCCAAGCAAGTCGATGACTGGTTCTCTCGTAACGTTCGTCAACGCGAGGTCGCTAGTGCAAGTGTACAATAATGCTGTCGCTGCCGTCGAGCAGCACTTCTTTGCCCTTGTCACAAATCCGTCGACAAAGCTCGCGGATTTCGATAACGCGCTTGCAGTACTAGAGCGCGCCCATAACTGGGCAGAGACAGCGCGCCGCGAATTTGTGAACCGGAATAACTTAAATAAGTCCAAACCGGAACACAAAATTGAACCCAGCGTTTTAGACTTCGGCCCCAATATCTATCAGTAAGGTAAAAAATTATGGCCAGACGCTATATGATTATATTTAAAGATTACAGTGACCCTGTAAGTGGCGAATACCAGACTGACTACCTACTTACGGCGTTAATTGCTTTTATTCGCCTGCGTTTTTCATACCAGCAGGTCGATTTCAGTTATAGGGCTGAATAATGTCTTTCGGTTTTGAAGTTATAGTCGCAGCGGGGCGGGGGTCTCACTAATGGCTGAACCTACCCACGGTATTTACATCGACGGTAAAAGCGACAACTCAAATGTCGCTATGCTCGTTGATATTATCCCGACCCCACTAAACACAAAAGGTACCCATAAAATCACCCCAGTCGAAGGGCACAAACATTTCTGCACGTACTTAACCTCTGACACACAGTTCGGTCGTTCGGGATATCTCCGGGCGTCACACACGGGCACGTACCCGGACATCGTCATCGCAAGAGATAATATCGGCAGAAAAGACTCTGATGGATCCGCAACTGAGTTTATATGGGACACTGCCAAAGCGCCGTACCCGTGGCTTATAGATATGTCGGTTGTAGCAGTCCTCGTCTGGAGGGTAAAAGTATGACCTTCGGTATCTACTCAGACGCATTGCCACTGTTCCTAGGGGAAGAACAGTGTTTAATATTCCAACGGCATATTCGGTATGAGGAGATTACAAAGGCCTCTACGGGGCATAGTGAACTGAACCCTGCTCAACGTTACTATAAAGAGATTCGGCTCGGACCCGCACATAAATATCCGCTTGTTTTCACGGAGTGCGATTACAGTCCTAGTGTAGATAAACTAGCCGGATGGAATGGAGGGGGGACCGGGATACCCGGGTCTATTGACATCGCGGATACGGTGTTCTACGCTAATCCAACTGATGCCCAAGTCTTCTTGCGGGATGGCTCGTGGTGGCTTTCGGTGCTAAAACCGGACGGAGCCACATCTTCCTTTTACTCGGCTAACTACTACGTATTCTACCGAATAAAAGACGCAGAGAAACTCCCGAATGCCGAGTACGGAATTGAAATAAACTCAGCGTCAGGTCAAGTGCTCTATCGGAGTGACTGGGACGTCGTTCGACCGGTGCAGAGTATACAAGAACTACCCGAACAGAACCATGTAAACGCCGGTGGTTTTATGCCTCTATTCCAAGACCAATACCACCCGTACGATATATGCGCTGAGAAAGGTAGGGGCCGCAACGTTGGAAAAGATAAACTGGTTTATCTCGGGTATCGCGGAAAATTTAAACATGAAGGCGGTCACGTAAACTCGTACACTCTACCGTTACCGATAATAAACGACGGATTTCTGTCGTTTAGCGCAGCATTTATATGCCCGATATATAACACTAATCTTGGTGATAGGCACGGCGACAATATGATAGTGTCAGGCGGGGCCAGAGAAATATATAATCCGATACCGATAGTGATTAATAAGCCGACTAATGTCGGTTGGATATAGTATATGCTATAATCCCTGCCACACGCCCCACGCCCTCTTTAAATCTTATGAGGGCACTCTCACATGACACGAATCCGTATAACTCCAAAGCCGAAGGTTACTGTTACCGCAGAACTAGCCCAGGAATTTGACCTAAATCAATTTAACAAGAAACAACTCAAAAACTACAACGATGCCAAGGGCGGTAAAGCGGGCACAGATTTCGCTTCTGTTGTCGCGACAGACATTACGGCTGTGAACAGCCGAATTGACGCCATACCGCAACCGGCAGACTTGTCAGGGTACGCGACAAAAAGTGAGTTACCCGACCTTAGCATGTACGCTAAAAAATCCGAACTGCCTAGAACTCCTGACCTTAGCCTGTACGCCAAGAAATCTGAGCTCCCTCAGATGCCATCACTCTCGGGTCTTGCGACAGAGGATTTTGTTGCACAATCAGTGAGACGAGCGCTGGCAGGGTACGTAAAAACCACCGAGTTACCGGCTCTACCTAACTTCTCGGAGTTCGCCACGCACGGCGCAGTCAGCGAATTACTAAAAGGTTATGTGAAAACGTCTCAACTACCGGCGCCGACAGACTTGTCAAATTACCCGACTAAATCTCAGGTCACGGAGCAGATAAACACCGCAGTGGCGAGTGTCTCGGGGCCGTCAGGCGGGGTAACAGAGACGAAAGTCAATGAGCTTGTCAACACCGCACTCAGTGGTTACGCGACAACAAACTATGTCAATAACGCAATCGCCGGAATAAACTACCCGACAGTTGACCTAAGTCCGTATGCTAAGAAATCCGAGCTACCAAAAATCCCGGATTTGACCTTATATGCTAAAAAATCTGAGATTCCGCCTCCCGGCGTAAATCGTGATGATTTAACGCGGGTAGAGGATTCAATCCGCCGCGAGTTAATGGTTTTACAAGGGCTGTACACAGGGATCGGCGACCCTCATGAACTAGCGAGAAAAGACGACTTATCTGTATTAAAGAGTCAGGTCGTCAACCAGATCCCGGGCGTTGCGGTCACCGCTGTCAAGCAAGACATAGGACTGAATCCCGACGGCCTAATGAAAACTATCGTAGATGCAGTCCTTGCAAAAATACCGTCGTCAGGGGGCGGCAGCTCACCGTACAAAGAGTATGAGCATCGCAAGGTATTACGGTCATCACTCAAAGTAATCGGTGCGGGTAACAGCCAGGAGTGGCATGTCACGTTTAAGAAAACGTTCTCAGAGCCGCCGTTCGTTAACATCTGCCAGTACCGTGACTCGCGTCTTGTGGCAGTAATGATGGTATATAACATTACCACGACCGGGTTCACGTTCTCGAGCAACTACGCCGGTGCTGACACTGAACTTGCGTATGAGGCTTACGTCCCAAATTCGTAAATCCAACCGTCGACCATGTCCGCCCACGCTTGGAGCATATCTCTGCGCTGGGCGGCGTACTCAGCCTTATTGTAAACTGCTCTTATGCCTCCGTTCTCGTGCGCGAGGCATTTTTCTATCCAATCCGAATTGTAGCCTGCTTCATGGAGTAGTGTTGACGCCGTTCGACGCAGGTCATGCACGGTGAAATCGTCCATTACCCGGCCATCCTTATTAATTTGCTCCAGTGTCTTGTAAATCACCCGGTTCAGTGAGCTATGGGCTATTGGCTTTTTCCGGTTCGTCCGACCGGGGAGCAGGTACTCCGACCCTTCTGAGTACATCTGAAAGGCGACCACTATATCCATCGCTTGTCTGGAAAGATAGACGTTGTGCGCCCGTCCGGCTTTCATTCTCTCGGCGGGTATTGTCCACACCTGATTGTGATAGTCGACCTCGTCCCACCGAGCATTGACGATTTCACCTTTACGGACTAGTGTGTAGAGAATAAGCCGTAGTGCTTTACGTAGGGCAAAGTCCGATTGCATATTGTCGAGTGCACTGAAAAATATACCAATCTCACGCGGTGATAACGCCCGCTCACGCGGCTTAAATGTGGCGATCGAACTTCCTGTGATTGTTTCGACCGGGTTTGTCAGTCGATGCCCTTTGTTAATAGCGTACCGGTAGGTCGCATTCAACAACTCTCTCACGAGGAGCGCAGTCGATGGCGCGCCACGGTCTTTTATCTTCTCACATAACGCACGCACTTGTTGGGTTGTCACCTCCCCCATAAATCGTCCGCCAAGCGTCGGCCGAATCTCGCGGTCGAGAGTCGCCTGCCGTAAAGCACGAGTACTCCCCACAATGGGGGCGTTGTCGATATACTGCTGTACGAACTCAGTCACCGTACCAGGCCCTTTGAGCTGGGTTTTCTTTGCCTGTTTCTCGCTCGCCGGTGAGATGCCGTCGTTGACAAGTTTTCGTGCTGCCACCAATCGGTCTCGAGCCTCTGCCAGCGAGATGCCGTCCGGGCCATAGTGCCCGAACGTGACTGTCTCCCGTCGACCGTTGATTCGGTAATCGTAGCGGAACACAATCCGTCCGGTCGGTCGCACAACCGCATACAGTCCGTCGCGGTCAGTAACCTTATACATTTTCTCTTTTGGTTTAAGAGCCTTTAGTTTCGTGTCGGTTAGCAT